GGTCAGATTTACTCCCCTATGCTTGATTGGCTAACTTCAAGATTAGATGAGATTTGGGTGACAATACCTATAGAAGATATGTTTTCAGATACAGCAACTATAATCGCTTTATATGAACGTAACAGGTAAATGAAATGGCTATTGCTCCTACAGGCGTAACTAAAATATTTGATTGTGATTCCGATGGAATGGACGGCGGTACTGGTTTACTAGATACTGACCTTTATGCTGAAGGCGGGGGTACTCCTGGTTCCCTTAAATTAAAAGTATCCAACACTACTTCCTCAGTAGCACAGTATGACCAAGGTGGAGCAGGCGGTGTTGATGTAACGGACAAGCATTTTGGTTTTCTTGGGTTTGTAGCGGGTGCATTTGATTCAAGAGTAAACGGCGGTGTAAGAATCATCCTTGAAGATATAAACGGGAATTCAAAGACTTTTTACGTTGGGGGTTATGATACAAGTAATATAGCCTATAATGGGTTTCAAGTATATACAGTACATGAAGGAGCAACGGCTCAAGCATCTTCTGGGACTTATGACCCATCTATTCATAGATACATGGGAGTACAGTTCAAAACAACATCCAAGGCTATTAAAGAAAATGTCTGGTTTGATAATTTATTTATGTTTGATGAATATTCTATCACATCGGGTGTTTCTGATGCAATTGGTTGTAAGGAGCTAGCTGATTGGGATGCTACTCTTTCAAATAGATACGGCTTGTTTGTTGAATTACTTCCTGATGTATATGTAGTTCGTACAGGAATTATATGGGGTTCTTCTGCTGGTACTCTGCACGTTGACTTTGTAGACACTAATTCTAAGGTATTTTTTGAAGCTAGTTATTTAGGAGATGGAACTAACTCAAATAGGTTGTCTACCCTGTATAAGTGGAATGTAGTAGGTCACACAAGTACAACCACTAATTATGTAGCTGGAACTTTGTCTGGTAGTGATGGATTAGCTGGAGTTGAAATATATGATTTAGGTTCTACTAATTTATGTACTGTTGACTTTGATGATGCTAATATAGATAAATTACAAGTTTATGGAGGGTCATTCAATGATGTAGGAACAATTAAGTGGCCTACGTTAACGGGAGCAAATTTTGAATCTATTAGTACACAATTTGTTAACCATGGAGTGATTACTTGTAATACGTTTAAAATTGAAAGATGGAAAAGTATTCTAGCAAGTTCAGATGTATTTACCGTATCTAGTGCTACATTCAATGTCAAGTACGGAGATATTATTAGTCCCACAGATAATGGGATTTCAGTTTCAGCAGATATAGATATTACTTTGTATGATATTACATTTTCTGGTACAGATGGAATAAGTAGTTATGATATAGAAAATACTCAAGCTAATACAATAGAGGTAGGAAATAGTGGAACATCTAATGCTCAATATAAAAATGAGAACCCTGGGCTAATTACATTATTATCACCATCGTCATTAACTATTACAGGATTGCCGACAAATACAGCAGTTTCAATTATAAAAGTATCTGATAGGTCAGAGATGTATCGTGTAGATAATTCAAGTGGAGATGTGCTATATAGTTTTGGTTCTGCTGAAGTAGGTGTTGTTGTTGACTTATTGTTTATTCATCTTGATTATGACCCAGAAATAGGTAGTTATTATTCTTATACATTATTAATAGGAGATAAATCAGTACCAGGAGCTTTAGTAGCAGACCCAACATATAGTAATCCATAATATTAAGGAGATAGAAAATGCCAAAAATAGTTGATCCTGACCAGTTGAATCAAGGAGTAGAAGTAGTATTTGTTCCTGGTTCAAAAACAATGCAGTTGATAGCAGCAGGGAATTTGACAGATACAGCCCCACGCTCTGCTTCGGGGGTAGCCTTACAAGCTATGTATTCATTTAGTAAAGAGGAGTGGAGACTTGATTCTGGTTTATTCTTGAACAGGTATCGGTTCCCAATTAAACCTATTTATGAAGCAAAGTATGTAATTAGGAATAGTTGGACTTGGGCTGACGCAACAACAAGAGATTTACTTCGTGATGCAGGGTGGCAAGAAGTAGACCTTGATGAATGGGCTTGTTTCATTTCGTTAGGCACATTTGATGATGATGACGTTGACCAAGGGTATTATACCACGGCAGCTGGTTTTACTGAAACGGCTGTTCCCTTCGGTTCTACTGGACAGCTAAACGAGGCTATTCAGATTAACGATGAAGGTGTTAATGATTTCCGTACTTATAATAAGGCTTTCCTTCGTGAGGAGTTAAAGACTTATGATGAATATGATATACTTAAAGAGCAGGGGTATTCAGCATTAACATATATTGCATATCGTTTGCCTTTGGCTAATTCGACTGATAACTCAATGAATCCTACTTACGATGATACTTATGTGGAAGGAGCGAATGAGCCTTTTCAATCAATGGAGCTTCAATATTATATAGGACATACTTTTGAATCCGCAGCAGAAAAATCTTATACACAAGATGAGGTGGGCCAAGACGAGGCTGACCGTTGGTTTAGATGTTCTGTTCCTGGTACTCTTGATGCAGCAGGAGTTATTGATTATACAAATGAAGGTGGAACAGGAACATTTGTAGCTTATGAAGGAGAAAGACAAGTTGGTACTGGTTATTATGCTTTTAATAGAGCAGTTGTTTCTAATCCAACAAATAAAGCTGATACCGAACAAAATTATGCTTTTACTCAAAATAAGAACAGACAGACTAATGATATTAATGATGATGGTGAAACTCTTGGGTATGGGGTGGTAAATGGGAATGTTGCTGTTCGTCTTTCTTATTTTATTGGTACAGACCTTCATGGATGGGATGGAGTTTGCTTTGATGACTTCGACCCAAATTTTACGGACAAGATAAAGCTACATGATATTACAGTAGATGGAGGAGGTCTTGATTCTGAAGATGTTCCTATTACTTCTACGTTAAGAACCTATCCGTTCATATCTGCGGGGAACATGGTATTTAATCAGGCTCTTATAGATGATACTAATGCTAAATATTGGATGTACTTTAAAGATGCAAACGGAAACGCATTTGATAGTGCCACGGCTCTCCTTGTTAAAGATGATGGGGATGCTGATATTACTGGAGCGATTGCTACTGGAACAATAGCTTTTACCTTTGATTACGCAGGAAACATTCAGGGAGGAAGAACACCTGGAACTGATGCAATTATTATTCTTGTCGGTATGGGTCTTGACGGTGCTGAGTGGGTTGAAGGAGAATTTACTATAACTGAAAACACTGGACTTAATTTCCCGTTGAATGCTCCAGACGAACTTAACTTTTCTAATCCTTAATCAAGGAAAGGATATATAATGCAAAAGATTAAAAGTATTGACCATTGGGAACGGGGAGACTTTGATAAGTTAAAGGATTCTCTATCCAAAGATGATTCTCAAAAAAGGCATGATATTAGATATGCTATGTTTCGTTGCCAGAATGAAAGAGGTGGTGGAGCAAAAGCCGAAAAGAAGCATTGGGAAATCGCTAAAATGATTCTTGCTATGGAAGGTGCGGAGAATGTAGAGAATTGGGCCGATGGCTGGGATATAGGGGCAGTAAATCCTAAAATTCAAATTGTTAAAAGATTGTGGAGTATTTACCAAGAACACAGTCAATTAATGAGACGGGTCACAGTTGTCGTTGAAAAAGGTGATACTCCTGAAACATTAGCACAGAAGGCCAACGACATTCTTCAATCAGAAAAGAAGGCTAAGAAAAAAGTAAAAGATTTGAAAGCTAAAGAAGAAGAAGCAAAGCGGAGTAACTAATGGCTGTCAAGGTTACATTTGATACAGTTAACAAACTTATCATTTGCAACGCTGGAGTTACTACTCTTGATGTGCGTGTAGACCTTTACAGTGATGCTAAAGAGGATTGGCAGTCAGATGCTTTAGATATTGGTGCTATCAGATTGAATAAGTTTGGTTTTCTTTATCGGGTCATTGGAGGAGATGATACTGCTCCTGGGGAAATAGCTCCGTTGTACGCTTATCTGCGTAACGGCTGGCGGGTACGCCCTCAGGAGGCTGACCATATTCTTAATATAATCGGTGGGGCATTGCTCGTTGATGGCGATACAACGCTCGACCCATTCGTTGATACCCTGGGAGATTATACTGTGCGGGTTCGTTTTTATGTTCCTATACAAGCAACTATCCTGACTGCTGAAGGAGGAGGCGTTGTTGATGCTAATATTATTAAAGTCAGAGGACAAGACCTTACAGGCGATGGTTCTGACCTTACTCCTTGGAATCCTGCATAATGGGTAGCGCATGGGGAAATTCTTGGGGGAACTCTTGGGGTGATTCTTGGGGTGCTTTAATAGTAGAGCTGATTAAGAAAGGATTTATATGTACTACAGTTTTTCAACCAGAATTAGCAATAGAGATAGCAAATTATGGTAGTATGGAAATTAATTGTATAAATGATTTGATACAAACTATAAAAACAAAACTAGGAGTTGAAGTAGAAGAAAAGATTCCTGGTGTGTCAATATTAATAAAATATAGAAATATACGTGGGAGTTAATTATGACAGTAGCTACTACAAATATCATTGTTAATGAAAGAAGTTCCATAACTTTCCAATCAACTTTTAAAGATGATGATGGAGTAGAACTTGTGCCAAAATCTATTATATGGTCTTTGGTTGATAAAGATGGGAATATAATAAATAATAGAGAGGGAGTTTCTATCACTCCTGCATCTGTTGTAAAGGTTTCTTTATCCAATGATGATTTAGCTTTATCTGAGCAAGGGATTCCTGAATATAGGTATTTTACTATTGTAGCAGTTTATGATACTGCAACAGGTACCAATCTGCAATTAACAGACCAGGTAGAGTTTTTCGTGAGGGATTTAATTGCTATAGATGTAGCAGTCAGTTCTTTGCGGATATATTATTGGGGATTAGATGAAGCTGCTACATTGACTGGGGCAGAACTGGAAGCTGCTTTTGCTAAACAATTAGCTCCCCATGAAACAAGAGTTGTTTCTTATGATACGGCAGGAACTCCACAATATGTTTATTATGCTTTTGAGAAAGCTCTTGGGGAATTAAATGATATTATTTTAAATGAAGTAAGTGCGTTGGCTGCTTTTACATTATATGAAGAAACTATTGATAGTATTCTTTGTTATGTGTACCAATCAACAGATAAAATAAGTGAACCTTTAACTTATACTTTTGAAAGGTAAATCATGGTAAATGATTTTAGAGATAAGGCCACCCCAATACAAGCGGGGTTATATGCTGCTGGGGATTCACCTTTAGATGCTGACACTATTTTAAATACTTTAAATGATATTCCTATTGATAGTAGAGTAAAAGGACAGGCTATCCAATTACAGTCTGATGTAGATGCTGGTAATATGACTAAGAGGTATGTATGGGATGGTACTCAGTATGTTACTATAACCTTTACATCTATAGATTTACCAGCCAAAGTTAAGTTGGTTGATAATTTCCCAGTTGTTGATGTTCAAGAGGGGGAGTTGTATGCTCTTAATTCTGATAAACAGAATGTAAAAGAAGTTACAGATATTGAATATGTTAAAATATTTTCTTTAGATTCAGATCAAGAAGCTCGGTTTTCCCACACAGATTCTCCAGATCAAATTAATGCCACATTTAGTGTTAAACTTTATATGCCAGCTTATCTTGGGTTTACTCAATCTTTTAAAATAACATTTGGTGATGGTCTTGGGGGTATCTATTATATAAATGTTGGAGGACAGGGTAAAATAATTGATAATGGTGATTTGGTTGTTGAAAGTGGGGCTTATCCAGAAGATCAGGAATTTTTATTGTCGTTTGTGAAAATAGGGTTGGAAGTTAAAATTTATGTGGATGGGGTATTAAAACATACTGCTACTCTTGATGTCAGTCACCATAAGTTAAATGAACTTAGGTTTACTACGGGGTCTGGTTCTCCTGTAATATTTTTAGATGATTTAATTAATATTGATAATATTGATAATAACCCAATTACTCAAATAGATTTAAATGGGGTTGTTTATAATGATCTTGCAGGCTATGATAGTTTTATTTGGGCAGGAGATTATTCCTTATATATAAAATCAATTACTTATAAAAATATCAAAGCATTAGCTAAAGTAAACTTAGTTGATAATTTCCCTACTTCTGGTGTGGAAGAAGGTGAGTTGTATGCTTTAAATTCTGATAAGCAGGATGTCAGAGAAGTAATTCAAGAAGATGCGGTAATGTTGGAATTGGTTGAAGGAGACAACCATACAACATATCGAGTAACAACTTTAGCGGGAGTAACTAATTGGTCGTCAACAATAAAGATGAGATTAAATGATATACAAAAAATAGGAACTTTAGCATTCACAGATATTGTTTTTGGGTTAAATTATTTTATTTGGATTCGTACATATAATAATCAAATTGTTTATTCTACTCATAATGTTACTGATGTTGTTATAGGTTCTTATATTAATGAGAGTATTGTTAAAATAGAACTCAGAAAAACAGGAGAAGTTTTTACTGTTTATCAAGATGATGTATTAATCCACACAGATGATTTAACAGGTGAAGCCCCTACTGACCCTCAAGGTATTGATGTTAAAGGAACAGCAGGAGATGTGTTTTATTTGATGGGTGATTGGCTTAACTGCACTTATGAACAAGAATCTGGTGACTCTGCTGTAATAGGAGATAATCTTTTTAAATTTATCTCAGTAGAAGGTGTTGTAATGGAGCAACAACCAGCACCTCAATTAAGTGCGTGGTATAGAGCAGATTATTTTGCAGAACATAAAAATATCAAAACAACAGGTGATTTAGTTGCTTATGATGATACGACTACTGTAAATGAAAAGATAGATTCTAAGATTGATAAAGCTGTTACGTTGGTTGATAATTTCCCAATAGTTGATGTTCAGGAAGGTGAACTATTTGCTTTAAATTCTGATAAGCAAGATGTCAGGGAAGCTGTATTTGAGAACACATTAGAATTTAATATTGATGCTTCTGGTTATGATATCACACCAGTAACATCGGGAAAAGAATTTATAAATTTTAATGGTGGTTATTTTATTGATTTAAGTGTTGGTGGTTTAAATAGTTCTTACATTGTTTTTTCAAGTGATCCTTTTAATGAATTTATAAGTTATAGATTGAAATATTCAGGGGAATTAGAATTAGAAACAGATTCTCTTGCATCATCAATTGTAGCAACAGGAATAGATGTTGGTTCAGAAGTAAAATTAACATTAGATAAAAAAGGAAATGATTTTAAGCTCTATGTTGATGATGTCCTTTATCATTCATATACAATGAGTGGTGTGGATCATTTATATTTTATTCAGTTTAATATACCATCTGGCAAACTTTCATTCTTTAATGATTTAGTTCCAGATGAATATCTTAATTTTTGGGGTACGGAGTTATTGAGTGGACAACATTTAGTTAATATCGTTTACGATGGTATTGTTTATGAGGGGGAGGTTTCTAAATTACTTTTTAATGGTGTTACAAGTTCCGTTGGTGGTAAATATATACATGAAAATATTAAAGCATTAAACCTTTGTTATGGTGAATTAACTGTTCTTGAAAATGGTTCTTCTACTGTATTGAGTACAAAGGATATTTGGTATCAATTTTTGTATTTTGATACTGATGGGTTATCAGAGGGGGTAACACCCGATCATACTAATGATCATTTAACAATACTTGTTGCTGGTAAATATATGGTGAATGTATCTATGGTTGTGACTGGCACTGTGTCTACAACTTTTGAAATACAATTATTTGTAAATGATGGAGCAACGGGAAAAACGAATGTTCACACAGAAAGGGCAATAGGAACAGTAGCAGATGTTGGTTCTATGCATGCTTCTGGAATAGTTGATTTGGCTATTGGTGATACAGTGGAATTGTGGGCAAGAACCACAACTACAAATTCAAGAAATTTAATATTGAGAGATGTTACTTTATCTATATTTATGATAGGCAAATAATACTAACTAAGGAGAGTTAAAATGAAAGAATTATGGAAAAAGATTTTTCCGAACAAGTCAGCTTATGTTCATTTATTGGGACCACTAGTAATGATCCTGCTTTGGTTTTGGGTTACGTTTTACCCAAAAATTGCACTTGTTATTTTACTTGCTATAGTTGTGATGTCTCCTTTTCTTTATGAAATATGGGACAGGTACAAAGTGCTTTATTCCGATACAGAAAGGATTAAGGATTGGGGATGGTTTCCGTCAGCGTTCTTTACTTCTGAAGGTAAATTTGATAAGTGGGATATGTTTTTAGGATTTATAGGGATAGGTATTGGAATGTTAATTGGAATATTTTTTATACTTTAAAAGAAGGGGTTTAAAATGTTAGAATTTTTAAAAGAACAAAGGGTTATAGTTTATCATTTTATCGTGGCTTTATTAATTGTCGTAGTAGCTAATTTTCTTGGCGCACCCATGTATAATTCTGCGGTTGGTGCTTTCGGGCTTGGTGTAATGTACAAATTTTACCAGCTCATGAATAAAAAGAAAACAGGACAGACGTTTAAGCAGGCAGGACTTGATTTACTCCCTGTTGCTTTCGGTACTGGTGCTGGTGTGTTAGTTAAACTATTAATAGATTATTTAATTTCATAAAGGAGATATAAAATGTCAAAAGGTAGAGTTTTTCAAGAACAGATGTTGGATTTAATTCTTAACAACATTCCTCTTCCGTTAATTGGTGATGCTACTGGTTTGGTTGGTAGTACAGTAGATGGGGATATTTTCATAGCGTTACATACATCTGACCCTGGAGAGGCAGGAGACCAGGAAACAAATGAAGTAACCACTGGAGAGTATGTTGGTTATACTCGTTTAGCAGTTGTAAGGGATGATACAAAATGGACTATTAGTTCTGGCGTTTCACCTGCTACTGGCAAAAATACAGCATCTTTAGCGTTCCCATTAGGTACAGGAGGAACAGGAGCCACTATTACCCATATATCAGCAGGGTATCTCTTGTCTGGGGCAGGAAAGATATTTTATTCTGGGACTTGTCCTGACCTTGTAGTTGGTAGTGGGGTCACTCCTACATTTGCTGCTGATGCTTGTGTATTTACGGAGGATTAAAAAATGACTAAATCAGAACTGCTTGTGGATTTAGCAAGCAAACCATAGTTTAGTAGGTCCACCTGTTGCTATGGATCAATCTCCACTTCCTAATGGTACTGAGGTGTATGCTCAGAATATCTTGGATGTAGCGAATGATACGGCTGTTCATAGGAATGTATATTTCTATGTCACTGACCCTACGGGAACAGAAGAATCATTTTATAAAGATAATATCCCTGTTTCAACATTAAAGACAGACCAGAATATCTTTTTAACTGAAGTTAGGGAAGAATTAATTTCTATGTTCCCGAATCAGGGGTTTTCCATTGTAGCTGCTGATTATAAAACACTGTCTGGGGTTGTAAGAACTTATATTCCTAATGAACCAGATACAGGGAAAGATGTCATTGTGGGTTTTACATTTGAGCAAAATCCTACCACGAAGGTTCTTACCACAAGACAGTTGGATGAGACATCAGATATTATTATGCAAATGGGTGGATAAATAATTGGGCCTCCTTGCTGATGGGTATAAGCATAGACTTTCTATAACTATTGAAAGTACTGATGTATCTGCCGATTTAACTGATTGGACATTAGTATTTGACCAAGCATTTAATTCTGTATTTACACAGGTCGATGGTCCATTGGATGCCGATGGAACCCGTTCCATGATTAATGGCGGTAATGATATTCGTATGAGTACCGATACGGATGGCAATACCGAAATTCCTGTTGATATACGAACAGCAGTGATAGATAACACACCAGCTAATGGGGAACTTGAGATAGCAGCCAAAGTTCCTTTTGTTTCCAGTACAGTAGATACAGTTATATACTTTTGGTGGGGTAAGGCAGGGGCTACAAAACCTGCTGTTGATGCTACCTATGGTCAATACAATGCGTATGATGCTGACCATATTATGGTTATGGATATGCGTACTTGGGTTGATAGAACAAGTTATGGTGTTGATTTTGATGATGATTATTATGGGACACCATTAATAGCACAAACTGGTGGACCACTTGGTCGTCAAAGTGTATTTACAGTGAGTGATGTTCAAAGAACAACAGAGGATTTTTCGTTTCAAAGTATAGGAACGGGCAATTTTTCAGTTGAGGGTGTTCTTTTAGGAGATACAGATACAGGGGAAACATATCAGGGCTGGATGGGGCAGTCATACGGTGGAATAGGTGTGTTTCAGGAGATAAACTCTCAGTCCTCTGGTATAAATATTAATACATCCAATTTGCAGTCGGGTTGGTATTGGCCTTTTGATGCAAATTATCATCATCAATTTGCAACAAGAATAGGTACAGGGGATGATGAAATTTTATTTTATCATGATGGGTCTGCTGATGGTACTGATAGTAATAGCAATACCGTAAGAGATGACCTTCAAATGCACTTAGGGTCAGGCAGGAATACGACTGGGAAATATGGTGGAGATGTTAGCATTTCAGAGGCAAGGATTCATCTAACAGACCGAAGTGCTTCTTGGCAAAATGCTAACTACAAATCCTTTTTTAATATAGCTGGGTTTTTAACTTTTAGTACAATTGAGGATTTAGACGGTGATGATGCCTTATCAACCACAATGGCAGGAATTGGTTCTTTAACAGGTGATGTAAAGTCTGTTGGAGTTTTATCAACCACAATGGCAGGAGTTGGTTCTTTAACAGGCACTTTGGGTGATGGGGCTTCTTTTCCTACTGGTTGGTTATTTAAGATTCCTATAACTATTGAGAGTGATGATATAGGTTCTAATCTGTCTAATTGGACCTTAGTATTTGATGAAGATTATGATTCCGTATTAACACAAGTAAATGGACCATTGGATGCCGATGGTACAAGGTCTATGATTAGTGGTGGTAATGATATTAGGTTTACATCTGATTCAGCAGGAACAACTGAAATTCCTGTTGATATACGGGCGTGTGTTCCTGATAATACTCCTGCTAATGGTATTCTTGAAATAGCTGTTAAAATACCAGCAGTTTCTTCAACTGTTGATACGATTATATATATGTGGTGGGGGAAAGTCGGAGCTACAAAACCAGCGGTAGATTCAACCTATGGTCAATATAATGCTTACGACCAATACCATGAGACAGTAATAGCTTTTAGAGATTGGAATGATAGAACTTCTAATGGAATTAACTTCACAACAGTTACTTTGGGTGATGCACAAAATAATCAAATTGGTGGACCAATAGGCAGGTATTCTTATTTTGATGGGAACGATATTCAAAGGTCAGCATCAACAGTTGCTCATGGGATTGGAACGGGAAATTATACTTTTGAAGCATTGGTAAAACGTATATCTGATAATGGTAATACTTGGGAAGGTATTTTTGGGAATGGACAATACTCACCAAGTTTTAACCTCAAGTTAGATGATGCTAATACTTATTGGGGTGTATATAGTGGTGATGATAGACCAGCAGATTCTCTCTGGCCTGATTCAATAAATTATCATCATGCGGTTGCTGTTAGAGAAGGTACTGGAACAGACGAATTAAAATATTATATGGATGGTGTTGCAGACGGCACAAACACAGATGCTAATAGTATATCAAATGATGTATGGTATTTAGCCACAGGACAAAGCAGTTCCAGTAATTGTTCCGATATAGAAATTGCTGAATTTAGAATTCATAGTATAGATAGAAATGCGGATTGGGTTTCTGCAAACCACGACAACTTTTTTAATACGGCTGGGTTTATTACTTTTGGTTCTATTGAGGATTTAGGTGGTGATGATGCTCTCTCTACAACTATGGCAGGGGTTGGTTCCTTAACTGGTGATGCTAAATCCGTAGGCATATTATCAACTACAATGGCAGGAACAGGGGGATTATCAGGAACTTTAGGAACAGGAGTAGCAGGAAACTTATCAACTACTATGGCTGGGATTGGTTCATTAACTGGTGATGCTAAATCTGTTGGTGTGTTGTCTTTACTTACTGATGGTGTTGGTTCTTTAACTGGTGTTTTTGAAAGCGCAGGAACAAATTGGTATGTAGATAATGGTGCAACAGGAACAAACGCTGGAACCTCATGGATTAACGCATGGGAATCTTTCGCTGATATAAATTGGGGTTCTGTATCTCCTGCCGATACAGTCTATATTTCAGGAGGTAGTACTTCAAAAACTTACTTAGAAACTCTGACCCCAACAGCCAGTGGTACAGCAGGGAACCTAATTACAATTAAAAAAGGAATAGACCAAGACCACGATGGAGAAGTGATCATTGATGGTGAAGGTACAAGGGATTATGGTATTGATCTTGATCCCGGACCAGATTATGTCACAGTGTCTCGTATGACTGTTACAGACCCTACCACCTATGCAGTACGATGTGAACATACCGACAATGTAACTATTGACCATATCAAATACCACGACTCTGAGACTATTGGAATGAGAATATTTGATAATACCAATATCACAATCAGATATTACGATTTTACAACAGTTACCAATAGTAGTAATCAAACTGATGGTATGCAAGTTCAGGCGAATACTAATATTATCTTAGAGTATTCCACCATTAGAATATTAAATAGTGGTTCTGGTCATAACGATGCTTTTCAAAGAAATCAAGGAACTGCTGGTGGTAATGGCATTATAAGATATAATTATTTTGATTTAGATAATACCGACCCAGTTGATTCACAAGGCGTATTTTTAGAAGATGCGTCTGGAACTTGGAGTGTATATAATAATGTAATTAATGGTCACGATTATGTTAAAGCATTAATCAAATTTAAAACTTGTCAGGCAAATACAACTATAAATATTTATAATAATACAATTCTTGCGGGTAGTCAGATACAAGGCAACGTAACGGTATTTGATACAAGTTTGTCTGGATGCACTCTTAATTTTAAGAATAATATAGTAGTATGCACTACAACTGATGCTCCGATGTTGAATGTAACTGGTGCATGGACTGAGAATGTAGATTATAATATTTGGTTTGATGCAGACGTTGCTAATGCTCCTACTCCAGGTGCTAATGGTTATGAAATTGACCCCGACTTAAATTCTAGTCATAAACCAAATGATGCTGAGAGTCCTCCAGTTAATAATGGAGTAGATTTATCTGGTTTATTTGATGATGATATTGATGGGGTATCTAGACCACAGGGAGATAATTGGGATATAGGTGCTTATGAATATATTTTCATAGATGCTTTATCTACTGTAATGGCTGGTATTGGAGGATTAACTGGCGATGCTAAATCAGTAGGCGTATTGTCTCTTACTGCTAATGGTATAGGGGCATTGATTGGTGATGTTAAAAGTGTGGGTGCATTATCTATGAGTACAGATGGTGTAGGAGCTTACACTGGAGACCTTAAAGGATTAGGTGAATTGTTATCTACTTTAATAGGTCTTGGTGATTTAACAGGTACTTTATATAATGATGCTGAAGATGCTCTATCAACAATAATGGCAGGAATCGGAACACTGACAGGTGATGCTAAATCTGTTGGAGTATTGTCTCTTACTGCTAATGGAGTTGGAACTTACACAGGAGATTTGAAAGGTATAGGTAGATTATTAGCTACTATAAATGGAATAGGTGAGTTAACAGGTAGTTTAGATGGTGTAGGTGAATTGTCTATTACTATTGATGGTGTAGGAACATTTACTGGTGATTTAAAAAGTATAGGGATATTAATATCAAGTCTTGATGGTGTAGGAGGATTGACTGGGATACTTGTCGATGGGTCTGGTGGTTTAGCTGTTATTATGGCAGGTGTGGGAACACTGACTGGTAATGTAAAATCTACTGGATTGTTATCAGTGCTTATGGAAGGGATAGGTAATCTTACTGGGACATTATCAGATAGTTCTGTTGAAGGCATTTTATCAACTGTATTAGCAGGGGTGGGTACTCTTACTGGTGATTTAAAATCTGTTGGGGTTTTATCATCCGATTTAGTTGGTGCAGGAGAATTACTTGCTGGGCTGGTAGGTGTTGGTGGTTTGTCTTCAAGTTTTTCAGGGGCAGGAACACTAACTAGTGATGCTAAATCTATAGGACAGTTATCAGGATTGTTGGAGGGTGTAGGTACATTGAATGGAACGTTCCTTATCTTAGGAAATTTTAATTCTATTTGTATGGAAGTAAAGATTTTTGTCCCAGAGATAATTGTTGTGGAAGATACAGCGGAAGTGATTACTATAGAAGATGAAGGGATTTGTTGATGGAATACTTGATTATATATAGATATTATGTAGCTGCTGTTTTTATTATCGGATTAGCTTTTCATGATTCTCGATATTCAAGAATGATGGCTCCTTTAGCAGATTATGATTGGATAAAGAATTTAAGAATTCAAGCAAAGATAATTAAATGGATAGCTGGTATGAGTGTCCTATGCTTGTATGGTTACGAGACAAATGATTGGGATTTTATATGGCATTATCTAATTATGCACTTGATAGGATTTGATGTGATTCATTCGTTATTTTGGCAAGAAGAAATTAAATCCTTTAAATGGTACCTAAAACATAGTATATTTGTTAGAGTTTATGAAGCTATAATCAGAATATACAAGTGGATAGAAAGGAAAATTAAAAATGTTTGAAAGATTATGGGAAGCATACCCAATTTATGAAAGTTTAATTGCAGGATTGATTTTATCTTCTTTTATGGGAGTTATTACTACAAACAGAAAAGGAAAAACGAGAAGGCCATGGTATATATTTACTATGCGTATGATTTCTTTACTTTCTGGAATAGGCATATCTGGGTTGTTTGTAGAATTTAATGAGGCATCATTTAAAACTATAGAAGGTTATCAGGATTGGATTTTACAATTTATTATTATCTATTCAGTTTCAGAAGCTATATATAAATTTGGAGGGAAAGATTTGGTGAACAAATTTATAGGGGCTGTATTGGATAAGATTGGAGGATTAAGATGAGGTGGTATTGGGTATTTCTTTTATTGCTGCTTGGGGGTTGTGGTCGTTCTTGTATATCTACTGTGGAATACGTACAGTTAGAGAAAGACCTCCAGCACGCTGAATTAGAATTGGACAGGATTCGTAGTACACCAGTGGACACGGTGCATACCATAGAAATTAAATATTTACCACAAGATACTTTTTTTGTCAGTGATACTACTAAAAAAGAAGTAGGAACAGGATTAACATGGGAAAGTGTGATGAGACATACTATTGATATTCCTTATGGCGTTGTCGGTGTTGTTTCTCATAATTATTATTCCAGAGGTAAATTTTCACAATTTTTAAGGATGGACCCATTAACTACCTTTTTGAAAGATACATCTACGATTATTGATGGTTCTGTAGAAGTCAGCTCTGCTGAGGATAAAAGATATATAAAAGAACTTGAGGCAGAGAATAGAATATACAAAGAGAATCAAGAAACTGTTTGGGAAAGTCTCCTTAATGGTTTAATCGGGTTAGTGGTTCTTATTATTATTGGGGTAGGGATTTTTAAATTTCTCCCATCAAGGAAGGGGTAATTATGAAGTGGATATTAGCAGTAATATTATTTGCAGGAATTTTATCAGGACAGACAAATAAGCCTGTTCATATGGACAAGTTTATAGAGAGAAATGATTTATCACATAAAGCCTTGAATGCTAAACTTGATAAATTAAATGATAAATTTGATTTAGTTATGTTTACTGGTATAGGAGACAAAGATGGGTTAGTTACGGCTGTGAGACTTAATACAGAGTTTAGACAGGATATGTCAGGAATGGGGAGGAACATAATTGTTATTATGATAGCTCAGTTAATTCTTTCTTTCTGGCTTTTGTACACAAGAACAAGTGATAAACGAGCAAGGCGTAAAACAAACAATTCGGAGGCATAAATCATGACAGACAGAAAAGACAGCAGCATTACTATTGACGCAGGACATGGGGGAGATGACCCAGGAACTGTTCACCGAGGAGCAAAAGAAAAAGATATCACCTTAGACTATTTAAAGGCTCTTGATGTCGGTTTAAGAGAAAAAGGGTATATAGCGAGAACTACCCGACTACATGACCGTACTTTGCAGCTAGGTGATAGAGCTTCTGTTGCAAATGGATACGATACGGACATCTTTATATCGTTACATTGCGATTCATACGTTACAGAGCGTCCTCACGGTTGTCATATATTCCATTACTTCGGTTCTGAAAAAGGAAAGAAGTTAGCGGAAGCAATTTTCCCCAAAATTTATGAAGTTTATAAAACAGAAGCAGACCGAGAAAGTAAATGGAGTAAAATCCGTGAAGCTAATTTTACTGTTTTGAGTGATACAAAGATGCCTTCCATTTTGATAGAGATGGGGTTTTTGTCTAATCCTTTAGATCGTGATTTACTTTTATCCGATAAATATAAACAAGGATTTGTTGATGCCGTTGTTAAAGGTCTTGACAAATACTTCGGAGCAAAGAAAATAACAAAAGAACCAAAAGAACTTGATGATTTTGTAGAACGGGAAGAATCAGGACATAAAAGAAAAAGGAATAAAGTCTAAATGAGTGTCGCTGCCCAAGTAATACAATATGAAACTGACGTCCAGGACTATGGGGAAGATGTTGAGATAATAGAACCCCAGGAAGGTCCACAGACAGAGTTCGTGGCTTCTCTTGCCGACATAGTTATATATGGAGGTGAGGCAGGAGGAGGTAAATCTTGGGGTCTTGAGTTTATTCCTTTAGCTTATGTAGGTATTCCTAGTTTTGATGCTATCATATTTAGACGTACTTCTAAGCAGATTAAGACTCCAGGAGGTTTGTGGGACGGTGCTATTGAAATGTATTCTAATTTTGATAATGCTGAGATGCGAGTTTCGGATTTGCAGTGGAGATTTCATACAGATGAAAAACAAGAAAAGGTTATAGCAAAAATAACCTTTTCACATTTAGAGCATGAGAAGAATAAACTTGACCACCAGGGCGGGGCTTATGCTTACATCGGATTTGATGAATTAACACATTTTACTAAAACCCAGTTTACTTATTTACTTTCAAGAAACAGGTCTATGTCTGGTGTCCGTGGGTTGGTACGGGCTACTTGTAATCCTGACCCTGATTCGTTTGTAAGAGAGCTAATTGACTGGTGGATATATGATACTCCCGATAATAAAGAAACAGATGGGTATGTAATCAAAGAACGTTGTGGGATTGTTCGTTTTATGATTGTAGATAAAGGCGAATGGAATCAGTATAACACAATGGATGAGCTATTAGATATATGGAATGATTATTTAGAACTATACTCTAAGAGCTACGAAGTTACATTCCAAGAAGCTATCGACCAGAACGTAAAGACAATAACATTCATTCATGCTCGTCTGGAAGACAATAAAAAGTTAATCGAAAAAGACCCATCTTATGTTGCTAATCTTAATTCTTTAGGTTATATTGACTTCATGCGGTTACGCAAAGGTAACTGGAATGTCAGACCAAGTGCGGGTATGTATTTTAAAAAGGATATGTTTGAAATCCTTCCTGCGCTTCCTGCAAGGATGAAAAAGACAGTAAGGTTTTGGGATAGAGCAGCCACAGCAAAGAGTGAAAAGAATCCTGACCCTGACTGGACAGTAGGCATTAAGATGAGTATAGATTATGATGGGTTTTTGTACGTACATGACATGGTACGTTTTAGGGAGAACCCAGGAATAGTTGAAACCAGGATTTTAAATACAGCCAAACAAGATACACAAAGAACCCATATTCATTTAGAGCAAGAACCAGCAGCTAGTGGGAAAACCGAAGTGCAACATTTAATCAGAAAATTATTAGGGTATAACGCAAAAGCAAAGCCAAAGATAACAAAGACTGAGGCGATGGTTAGACCTGTGGCAGCCCAAGCTAAAGCAAATAACATAAAAATTATTGAAGGCAAATGGAACTATCAATTCTTAAAAGAGATTGAGGACTTTCCAGAAACTGTCCATGATGATATAGTTGTTGCTTTTATAGGTGCTTTTAACGGATTATTCAAAACTAAGAAAGCAGGTACTTGGTAATGAAAACAAGAGTAATAAACCCAAGAGATGTAAAAGATTCATTAACTATGAAGGCTATGGCAGCTAATGAATCTACATTAATTCCTCGTATGGATTTAAGAGCTATGATGGATTCAGGTCTTATGGGGTTTGATGGTAAACGAAATTATTATGAATCACTTGGGTACCCTACTAGGTTAATTTATGAATATTTTTATGACCTTTATAAAAGAGGGGATTTAGCTTCAAGAGTTATAGATGCTTACCCAGATGCTACTTGGAGAGATAAACCTCTTGTGTATGAAAAAGAAAAGAAATTTGAAGAAAGTAATAAATTTAATGAGGCATGGACAACTCTAGTTGAGGAACAAAAAATTTATTCTTACTTTAATAGAGTTGATAAATTAAGTCGTATAGGTGAGTATGCTGCATTATATATGGGCTTTAATGATGTAACTGAAGATACAGGTTCTTTGAAAAAACCTCTTACTAAAAAAGCTAAGTTACTATACTTACTTCCAAGAGGTCAGAACCATGCAGAGATTAAAGCGTATAATACAGATAAACGAAGTGACAACTACGGCAAGCCTGAAATTTATGAGATAACTTTTAGTACCACAGATATAGCAGCCATACCTGGGGGTATTCCTAGAAAATCAAATCTTCCAGCAAAAGCATTAGTTCATGCTTCAAGAGTTCTCCATGTAGCAGAAGGATTACTTGAAGATGATATATTTGGTATCCCTGCTTTGCAAGCAATATTTAATCGTTTTCTTGATATACAGAAAGTAGTTGGAGGTTCTGCGGAGATGTATTGGCAAGGAGCTTTCTTTGGTTTAGCTTTTAATGCTGATGCAGATGCAGAATTAACTGATGAAAAGCGTGCTCAAATGGGTGTAGAAATTGATGAGTTTATGCACGGACTCAGACGGTATTTAAAGTTACAAGGAATTAGTGTTGATAGTATAACTCCTCAGTTATCTTCTCCAGCAGACCATTATCAAGTATTATTAAGTATAGTAGCAGGAACAACAAAGATGCCAATAAGGTTATTGACGGGTAGCGGAGGAGGAGAGGCTTCTTCAGAACAAGATGATAAAAATTGGAGAAGTGCTGTTGATGAAAGACGAGAAGATTTTGCAGACCCATGGATATTAAAAGCATTTGTTAATCATTTACAAGAATATGAAATTGTTCCTGATGTAGCATATGTAGTCGAATGGCCTGATATATATTTACCTAGTGCGAAAGACAAAGCAAATTTAGTCAGAATACAAACAGAGTCACTCGCTAATTATTCAAGAGCAGAAGGCTCTGAAGATATTCTTCCTCCCAATGTTTTTCTTACTGAGTTTTTAGGTGTTACTCCTGATATAATGAAAAAGATTGAAAAGGAAAGAGAAGAAAGAGCCAAAGAACTTGAAAAAGAAGAAAAGCAAATGGAAGCTGATTTAAAGAAAATGGAGTTAGACCAAGGAACACTCCCAGTAGAGGATAGAAATAATCCTGTCAGTGAAGTAGTAAGAGCAAGGCAAGGCAAAAGATAATGGAACAGATTCAAGTTAATGCTATAATAAAGAAGGGTGACCCTACCCGTACTTTAACTATACGGAATCAATTTGTTCTAGAAATGAATAGACGGTTCTTGTGGTTAAAGAAACGTATTATATTTGCTATTACTACTCAAGATGTTTTCGGCTTGTTACCTAGAACGAATCCTTTTATTCAACAAGATTTAGTACCTAGACAATTCCAATTCTTAAATGACCCTGAAAAGGTTGCTGCTTTTATTATTTGGCTAGAAGAACAAATTCGATTAGGAATATTTGAATTAACAACACTAAATCCTCAGGCTGTTATAGGGGGTGACTGGTGGGCAGACGCTTATATATCGAAAGGATATGAAAGAGGTCTTAGGTCTGCCACTTCATTGTTGGGGGGTGTTGTAGCCTCCACAGTTGTTTTACCTATGTTTGAAGACCTTATAAGATTTCCTATACATATTGATAGATTAGGTTTGTTATATACGAGAACCTTTGAAGAGTTGCGGGGGGTTACTTCTGCTATGTCACAACAAATTGCAAGAACTTTAACAGATGGAATGGCAAGAGGGCATAGTCCTGCATTGATAGCAAGGAATTTAGTAAATAGAGTTGATGCTATTGGGTTGACAAGATCAAGAGTTTTAGCAAGGACAGAAATCATAAGAGCTCATGCTGAAGCTACTCTTAATAACTTTGAATCTTTTGGAGTTTATGATGTAGAATTAGATGTTGAATTTACTACGGCAGGGTTTGGTGTATGTCCTGTGTGTCAGAAGATACGAGATAATAAACCCATCTTTACTATAGCAGAAGCAAGAGGAGTGATTCCTGTACATCCAAATTGTAGGTGTGCATGGTTACCGTATGATAGAGAAGCGAAACAAATTTTAGGAGAATCTTATGATTAATCAATTAATTTTTAGAAACTCACAAGTAGGAATGGGGGATTTTAAGACTGATTCTATGAATGGTCTTGATTACTATCTTATTCCAGTTGTGGCTTTACAGGAACAAGTTGTTAATGGATGGCTTGCTCTTGAAGAAGAGTTCGGTAGATGGGTTGATTCCTGGAACGGAATACCCCTGCCTATAGGTCACCCTGTTAATATAAATGGTGACCATATCTCTGCTAAAAAACCAGGGATTATTAATGACTCTGCAGGATTCTTTTTTGATGCTAAAATAGAAGGTAAGAAATTAAAAGGTAATCTTTGGATTGAAAAAGAAAAGCTAGATTCAGACGATGAAGTTTTTACGCAGATACGGGCAAAGTTAGATGATAACAATCTTGAAGTTTCTACTGGGTACTTCAGTCAGATAGAAGCTGTAGGAGGAACTGAACAAGGAAAGACGTATAAAGGAATACAAAGAAATATGGTACCAGACCACCTTGCTTTATTGCCTTTTGCTAAAGGGGCGTGTAGTATAGAGGATGGATGTGGTGCTCCACGTACAAATGTAAAGGAGGGTAATGATGTGAAGAAGTCACTTTTGGACAAATTGAAAGATGTAATTTCCAAAGAAGAAATAGTTGTTCCTGCTACGAATGATTTAAGGGAACAGCCTTTCGTTAATGAATTAAGTTTCGATCAGATTACTTCTCTTTTATATGATTCTGTGGCTAAACTAGAGAATGTGGAAACTTTCGATTTTTGGCTTGCAGATGTGTATAATAGTTATGTACTTTATAAAGTAGATGGTAAGTTCTTTAGAGTATCTTATCAGATTAGTGCTGATGATAAAGTAGATTTAGGAAGTGATAAAACTGAAGTTAAGAAGGTCGTAACATACGAACCTTTAACCATTAACCAAAAAGGAGGCGAACCCATGAAAGAAAAAGTGGATTTGCTAATCAACTGCGAAAGTACAAAATTTGTCGAAGGTGACAGAGAATGGCTTATGTCGTTGAATGAAGAACAGCTGGATAAGATGGAAGTTGCTCCTGCCTCCACAGAGGAGCCACCCAAAGCTAATCAAGCTGATTCTACCCCGCCTGTTACTCCTGAAGTAAATGCTGAAGCTGAGCCTGCGAAAGCTGAGCCTGCAAAAGCAGATGATTCAGAAGTAAAGCCTTTGACTGCTAACGATGTTGCTAAAATCGTCAGCGATACAGTTTCCGAAACTGTGTCTAAGGTTCTTGAGGCAAACAAGACTAATGAGAGAAAGACTCAGTTAGTCGCACAATTAACGCTTGTACCTAACAACCAGTTTTCTAAAGAAGTGTTGGAAGCATTAGAAGTCAACATTCTTGAGAAAATGTTGCAGGACTCAGGCATCTCCCCAGATCAAAACTTTTTTGGCTTTGGCGGACCAATGGCGAACGTGGATAACAACACGGAAGATATGCCTGCCCCCCCAAGTGTCATTAAAGCTGATATTAACAAAAATTAATGGAGGTTGACGATGTCAAAGACAACTTATGAAACCGTCACCATTAAAGGTATTCCGATTCACAAGGAATTGCCTGCAAAAGCTGCCGTCACCATTCTTCCTGGGATAGGTGTTGTGGAAGATAGTACAGGGGCTTTGATTGCTTCTGTAGCTACTGTTTATGCTAAGTCTTTCGCTTTGGAAAATGGTATGTTGGGTGATGATATTGATCACGCTTACGAGCCTGAAGAAAATGTGCATTATGGTGTTTTCCGCCAAGGTGACGAAGTTAGTGCTATTTTAGCACAATCACAAACAATCGCCATTGGTGCTATTCTTTCTTTCACCACTGGAGGTTTCTTGAAAGCTGTAGGTTCTGATGTTGCTGTAGCTATTGCTAAAGAAGCCGTAACCACAACAAGTGCTGAAGCTCGCATTGTTGTAGAAATCCTGTAAGGAGGAGAAGATGAACGAATTATATGCGCCTTTAACAGGTAACTTCTTCAGCCAAAGCGTGATGAGACGTTTGCTGGTGAACAATATGGAATTAGATTCTGTGGGTATGAGAACTAACTCTTTGCTTCGGAAAGATGAATGGTTGCTCCTTGACCGTACTCTTGTTGAATTGCGGAAAGTTACTTTGAATGCTGTAGAGGATTTAATCTCCAGGAGCCTCACATACAACCTGGGCAATATTGGTGTTGTGATGGCAGAGTGGGAAAGAATTAATGATATAACCCCTGCTACAATTAGTATGAGTCCTTCCTCGCAAGCGAGAGAAGATACTCTGACCTTTGACCTTGATGGTGTTCCTGTTCCGTTAATCTACAAAGATTTTCGTTACGACATCAGACGCATTATGGCTGCAAGGAATCATGGAACTTCTCTTGATACCCTGCAATCAGAGGCAGCAAGTAAAAAGGTTTTCCAAGCCATTGAAAATATGTTGTTTAATGGTGTTAGTCTGAATGTTTCTGGTCGTTTAATCTACGGCTATTTCACATTCCCTTCACGAGTTACTGGCACTCTTGCTGGTGGTGCTTGGGACGGAACTGCAACTGCCGCTCAGATTCTTACTGATGTACAGGCCGTTTTAGCTCAGGCAGATTTGCTTGAATCCGATGGACCTTACAGTTTTTATGTACCTTTAAATTGGATGAAGTCTCTCCGTGAGGATTATAAAGCTGAGTCCGAAAGAACTTTGTTAAAACGTATTCTTGATAATGAGGAAATCGCTGCTATTAAGCCTTCTTCTCAAATTACCAATGACCATTTGTCTGTTGTTGAGATGAGTCGTCAAACTGTAGATATTGCAATTGCTTCTGATGTTGTTAATATTCAGTGGGATGAGGTTGGTGGTATGGAAACACGGTTCAAGGTTATCGGTTCTATGGTTCCTCGTTTGAAAGTAGACGGAAACGGTATTTGTCCGATTTTCGATTGGTCCGCAGCATAACATTTAACAGTTGAGGAGTTTTTTATGGCACGTGATAGAAAATATGGTTATCGCCTTAAAGCTGGGGTTCATTTATATACAACACCTGGTGGGAAAAAAGGTCGTGCAGTAGCTGGTGAAATTTTTTATGTAGGCAAGAAAGCTGATGTTGCTGAGCTTGTAGTTGAAGGAAGAGTTGTTCCTCTTGAGTATGAGCAAGAGCAAGAGAAAGCCAAAACAGTAGCCGCCAAAGCAGCAGCTAAATCCAAAGGGTTTGTCGGAAAAGAAGATGAAACCGAAGGTGAAGAAATCACTGAAGAAGAAGAAAAAGGTGATGAAACAAAACCTGGAGATGAGGACAAATAATCCTTATCTCCAAATTCCATGGAGGACAAGATGGCTGTTGCTATTCCTATTCAGAGGGTACAAGATACTTACGATGGAGACATCGACCAAAAAGAATTTAAAAACTTTGAGGCTACCAGTTTAGCTCTCATAGAGCAGTACCTCCTCGACATAGGAATCAGTGATAGCCTCTTGTCCGAAATTGGGATTTGGTTAACCTGTCATTTTGCGACTATTAAAAATCGCAGGGCAGGTGAAATCCAGATAGAAGATATCAAAGAAAAGTATTATAGTGTGATAGGGAAAGGGTTAGAACAGACTGAATATGGACAGCAAGCAATCCTTCTTGACCCTTCAGGTATTTTAAAGAAGTTAAGTGGTAAAAGAACTCAAATGTCTATTGAGGTATTATGAGCTTATTAAGAGAAGTCACTAGACGATACGTAGATTTAACTTACTGGCCTCCAGATGCTAAAGATGGATACAATCAAATAGTTCCAAGTGAGCCTGTCATAATAAAAGGACATTGGAGACAGAGTACTGTTTTATTAGATTCAGAAATGCAATCGAATATTACTTCTAAAGCACAAATCTGGTCTACTTCTGAACTTAAAAACGAAGGGTATCTTTTTGAAGGAGTATCTAAAGAAACAGACCCAAGACAAGTTGAAGGAGCAGAAAAGATTTTAGATGTTTTAAGAGGTGATAGCATCAGAGGTGTTACAGTTTTTTATAAGGCGTGGGTGTAATGAGCAATCCGATGATAAACATAGAGATAAAAGGCATAGCCCAAGCGGTTAAGCATCTACAGAGGAAATTGGCTGATGTGGAGAATCATACTGCAAAGGGTATGTTACAAGGTGGGTTGCTTATTTTAAGGAAATCAGCCCAGGAAGTGCCACTTAAGACAGGAAATTTAAGAGCTTCTGGGTTTATAGTCTTTATGGGTCCACGTAGGTCGTTTATAACAAGACAAGCATCAAGACAAACAGTATTTAGGGCTAAAGGTGATGCAGCTTTTGAAGCTAAAGTTGCTCGTACTGCTGAGAATACTAGCCAGAATAGGGAAGTAGCTAAAGGTGATTTGTCCATGTTAACCAAAGGTAACTTTGGTTTTGTTATTGCCTATAGTGCGGAGTATGCAGCAGACCAACATGAAACATTAACTTATCATCATCCTGGGGGGAGGAAACCTCATTACCTTCAAGACCCAACATTAAATTTAGCTGATGATGTAGTTAGACTTATGGTAGCTTCAGGAAGAAAGGCTTTAAGTTAATGAGAGTATCTGCGGTGTTTCAAAAAATAATAGAAGATGCTGCTATGGGAGTATTCGGAACTGATTTATTTATTAGTTCTGCTCCTCCTAGCCCACATAATATTATTGTTATTCATGATACTGCTCCTTCTAAAATGTCTGAAAGGTTATATGAATACGAATATCCTACTGCTCAAGTTTATGTAAGAGACTTTGATTATACTATAGGGTATTTAAAATGTACGAATCTTGTTGAGTTACTAGATAAGAATGTTAATTTTGATTTTACTGATGCACAGGCTAAAGAATGGCACGTGGTAGGAATACAGAAGTTTTCTGGTCCATTCGTATTAAGTCAAGATGATGATAAACGGTCACAATTTACAATTAATTTTTTAATACAAATTCAACCTAAATAATTAAGGAGGCTTTTATGTCTAATGCTTTTTTGGGAATCGGAACCAAACTATACTATGACACCTATGGATTAAATTTAATCACGAGTGCTACTAAAGCAGCACAATGTGTGATTGGAGTTGATGATATAGGCGACATTGTAGATGATATGATTATCTACATTGAAGACGTTGTAGGTATGGTAGAGTTAAATGGTAATTTATACAAAGTAGCCAATGCGACATCGACTACTTTTGAAATTCTTACTCCAGGAGATGTAGCTATTGATTCAACTCTTTATGGTGATTGGGTATCTGGTGGGGAAATTACATTAGTGGACGAAGATGAAATCTGGGCAGAACTCGGAGAAATTAATGACATCGTTCCTGTAAGTCCTACTAAAGAAACCGTAGATACTACTCACATGGGTAGTACAGATTTTTATCGTGAATTTATCTCTGGTCTTAAAGACGGTGGAGAGGCTTCTTTCCAAATGAATTTTGGTTACATCGGATATTCTGCTATTAAGAGAAAGTTTGAAAGAGACTTATCTCCTAAACGGTGGAAGATTGTTTTACCAGATGATGTAGCTAATCCGACTACTTGGAAATTTGATGCTATCGTGACAGATATTCCCCCGAATGTTCCTACTGCTGATAAAGTAGTAGCTGATGTCACATTGAAAGTAAGTGGGTCAAGCTCGTTTGACCAAACAGGTTAATTTAAACGTTGAGGAGCGTACAAAATGACTAAAGAAAAATCACCACAGAAATTCATGTCTAAGAGCGACATATTTAATATTGATGATTTAAAATATGACGTTGTTAATGTTGAGGCATGGGGAGGAAAAGCTGTTAGAGTCAGAACTTTAACAGCTAAAGAGAAAGATGCTTTTGAACAACATATGCTAGACCATACAGAAACTATTAAAGATGAAGAGGGTAAGGTAGTTGATTCTAAAAGTGATATCTCAGGAGCAAGAGTACGTCTAATGATTCTTTGTGTTGTTGATGAACAAGGTGTTAGATTATTCAGAGATACAGACCAAGAAAAATTAGAACGGAAAGCTGGAACAGCAGTTAATGAAATCTGGGAAGTTGCTTCAATATTGAATGGTATAGGTGAGAAAGCAAAAGAGAACACAGCAAAAAACTGATAAGCGGGAGTAAGATTTTTCAGTATCGTCTTGCTCTCGCATTAGGAATGACGAGAGAAGATATGTTGAACAGAATGTCGGCAACGGAAATGGCGGAATGGGAAATGTATTATCTTACTGAACCATTCGGTACTGTTAGACAAGATATTCGTTTTGGTATGTTAGCTCATGTTATTGCTGTTTCTGCTGGGGGTAAAAAAGCTAAGATTGACCCTGTTAAGTTTATGCCTCGTTTTGATTTACGAGATTTTGTTCCCAACGCTAAACCAAAGAAAAAGAAAAGAAGTACTGAATACTTAAAGCAAATCATTACTGATATGCACAGAGCTTTAACCAGGAGAAAATAATGGCTGGTGAATATGTAATTGGTGGCATAGCTGTTAAGATTACTTCTCAAAATAATCAACTTGTTATGGGCTTTAAACAGGCAGGGAAAGAAGTTGAAAAATTTGGGAAAACTGTGACTAAGACAAGTAAGAAAGTTAAATCTTCTTCTATGTTAATGGCAGGAGCTATGGGTTTTCTTGCTTTTAGGGCAGGCAGAATGGTAGGCAGAATAGCTAAAGATTTTCTCCACACTGCTGAATCCGTAGAGAAATTAAGAATATCAATGATGAGTCTTGAAAGAGACATGGCTAAGGGTCAAGCTACTTTTGATCGATTAGATATGTGGGCAAAGAATATGCCTATAAATACAGAGGAGGCAGTTAATCAGTATAGGAAATTAACAGCAATGGGTTTAAAGCCTACTGAGAAACAAATGGAAGCTATACTTGATACTGTTTCTGCTTTAGGTGGTTCCGTACAAACATTCCAGGGGATATCAAGAGCGTTAGGACAGATGGCATCTAAAGGGAAGATTGCTGGTGAAGAGATGAGGCAGTTAGCAGAGCATGGTGTACCTATCTATGATATCTTAAAAAAGAAATTAGGATTAACAGGTGAAGCCTTAAAGAATATGAACCGAACAGGAATCACAGCCACGGAAGGTCTTAATGCTATCTTTGAAGAATTAGCTGAAAGATTCGGAGGAACTTCTAAAGCTATGATGAGTACCTGGTTTGGTGTCATGGAGATGATGAAAGATAGGTGGTGGAGATTTCAAAGGGCTGTAATGGAAGGTGACCTTTTTTCAGGATTGAAAGCAGGGTTAACAGTTTTTATGCAATTCTTTGAATCTAATATGGATAGCCTTGCTAATTTTACAACAAAATTTGTTCAGCAATTAGCAGCAAATTTGTTTGATATAATTCTTGGAGCAGCTTCTATTATTGATTTATTTAGTCCTTTATTAATGGCTATTTATAATTATGGAATTAAGCCTATGATAGAAGTTTATAATAAATTACCTCCTGAAGTGAAAGCGGTAGGTCTTATAGCTTCTATTGTTCTTGGCCCTGCACCTATTATGGCTGCATTGGCTGTCCAAACTATGTCAGAAAAATTAGCTGATATGAAAGAAGAAGCCTATCAATTATTAAAAGTAAAATTTGGTAATAATAGTCCTATAGTTAAACTGTGGAATTTATTTGGAACAGCTTCTAATCTTAATCCTATGTCTCTTATGAAGAATACTATGGGAGGAGTAATTGATGAAATAGGAAATGTGAAAGATGCTATAATTGAACTTGCTGGTCTTGAGGAAGGAGATTTTACTGATTTTAGAGGCGGTCTTGAAGAGTTAAAGAAAAAATTTGATGAAACACTTAAAAAGATAAAAGCTTTCAAATTAGAATTTGGAGACCTTTCTACAGGCAAAGCTCCTGAACGTGGTATGGGGAAAAAAGGAAAGAAAACTGATCTTCAACGAATGATGGAAGAGTTAAATGATAAAACCAAGGAAGCTACAGTCAGAGTTAAACAATTAAAAAATGAATATTCAGGTATATCTAATAGAGGATTAGAAATTCTTATCCAAGGGAAACAATGGAATACTTTATTAGACGGGGTTAATGAAGAAGGTGCTTTATATAATCATAAATTAGCTATGGCTTTAAAAGACTACGATGAGATACAGAATAAATTAGAACGCATGACGGGAACCAACCAAACAATGTGGGATGGGATAACAGCAGGAGCAGAAAAGTTTGCAGAAAAAACAAGAGATATAAATGATAGATGGGCGGAAGTGACTCAAGTTATTCTAAGTTCAGTAGAACAAGGATTTACTGATTTGTTTATGTCTGCTGCTAAAGGTTGGGAAGGTATAGGGGAGATAGCTACTAAAGTTCTTGAGGAAATTTTGCAATCTATGATAAGAATAATGATTGTACAAAAAATTATTAATGGGTTATTTCCTGGAGGACCAACAGTAGATGGTTCATATAATACTAATGTTAGTGACTCCGCAACTAGACATTATTCAACAAACGCTTCCGCAGGGTACGGAGTAGGGCATCAAGGTTCAGGACATTCATTTAGGCAAAGAAGCATACCCAGATTGCATGATGGTTTATTTGCAGATGAGTACAGAGCTATACTACAAAAAGGTGAACAAGTCATTCCTAAAGGAAAGTCTATAGGTGGTACGGTTATTAATATTATCGACCAAAGGACAGGAGGAGAACCTCCAGAAGTCACTGAGTCTACAGGTCCAGACGGACAAAGACAGATTCAAGTTTTGATACGCAGTGAGATGAAAGCAGCTATGTCTGATGGTTCGATGGATAGAACAATGAAAACAAATTATAATTCAAGAAGAGGGGTCAGATAATGTCAACTTGGCCAGTAACACTTCCCCAATATCCTTTAATAAGTAATCATAGTACAAAGCTTCAGACTCAGAGTATTCGGAGTAAGATGGATATTGGTCCAGCTAAAGTAAGACGTAGGTTTAGTGCGGGAACTAGTGATTGGTCTTGTTCTATTATTGTTCCCACAGTGGCTATATTAGATGTGTTTAATGATTTTTATCTTAATACGTTACAGGGAGGTTCTCTTACATTTGATTGGGCTTACTTTACTAATGCTGTACGGTTTAAGAATACTCCTGACGTCAAGCCTATAACGCCTGTGTCATATAGAATAACGTTTATAATAGAGGAGATGCCATGAGGGTATTATCCGCTGACGGATTAAAAGCATTATTATCACAAGAGACAGGAGAAATTTTTTTGTCATTGCTTACTATTGATGACGATTCTTTTGATAATCCTTTGTTCTTTGTTAATGATAATACTGATTTAGATTACAACGGTGATACTTATTTAGGTTATCCTTTTAAAGTTGAGTTACCAGGGGAAGAAGAAGAAACATCACCCATGACTAAATTGTCTATAGATGTTGTTGACCAACAGATAACAAATATAATCCGAAATTTATCTAAATCTCCTGATGTTACTTTGGAGATTGTTAGGAAATCTATTGACCCTGACACATTAGATTATATTGTAGCATCAGAAATAACTATAGGTGGGTTTAAAATAAAAAGTGTAACATACGATAGATTGACTATGACAGCACAGTTAGGTTATGAAGATAACTACCTAACTCAAAAAGCAACTAAAGATGTATTCGATAGACAAACAGCACCAGGATTAATATCATAAAAAAGGAGAAAAGATGTTAGAAAAAATTCATGAAAAAACGATTAAGATAGGTCGTGTACTTAGAACTGTGAAAAGGTACATAGAACTTAACGAAAATGGAGAATTTATCCTCAGAGGAGAGGCTACTGTTTTTGAAGATTTAAAATTCCCTGCTAATGCTGAAGCTTTAAACCCAGCACAAACAAAGGTAGCTTATGACTATGATGATTTAGGTTATACGTTTGCTTCCGATGCAGATTATGATAATATTAATGCTGCCCATCATATTGCTCAATTAGCTCATGCTACTAGGGTAGGTAGCCCTCTTCATCCTCATTTACATTACGAACAAACTGCGGACAATTTACCCAATTTTTTAATTGGGTATAGAATACAACCTCAAGGGAGTGCCACTGCCACAGCTTGGGTGTTATCACCTATTACTGCAAATGTCTTTCCTTATGTATCAGGTAGTTTGAATCAAATAGCTACTTTCCCTGAAATTGATTTATCGGTATTTACAGGGGTTAGTGGAATGCTTGATTTTAAACTGTACAGAGATACAGGAAATACAAGCGGTGAGTTTGCAGGGGCTGACCCTTTAGCAACGGCTGTACTTGTAAAAGAATTTGATGCTCATTATGAAATAGATACGTTAGGCTCATTTGGACAGTATACTAAAGAATTGCCGTAATGAATATTGAAAAGTATATTGGCATACCTTTTGTCCACCACGGGGAATCCTTAAAAGGAGCTGATTGTTGGGGGTTAGTTAAACTAATTCTTTCAAAAGAATTACATATCCTTCATCCTTATGTAGGAGATTATGGTGATGATAAAGATAGCTTAACTATTGAAAAGTTATTCTATGTTAATATGCACAGGTATTGGGAGAAAGTTACACAACCTAAACTAGGTGATTGTATAGTATTCCAAGTAAGAAATATGGCTGCTCATGTAGGGCTTATTATAGATTCGGAATTTATGATACATACAGTGAAAGGTAAAGACTCATGTTTGGAACGATATAAATCAATAAAATGGAATAAGAGAACTGAAGGATTCTATCGTTATGTCGGATAATGTTCAAGTAATTGCAAAACCAAACTTATTTTCCTCTGAAGTTTTTCGTGCGGTATTGACTGAGGGAACTAATCTGGGTCAGTTTTTAACTGGAGTTGACCAGAATGTTTACAAGATAACATTAAATAGTTTTGAACTTCTCGATTGGGACTACGCTGTTAAACCTGGTGATTTAATTAATATATATCGTATTCCTGAAGGCGGGGGTGATGGAGGTAGTGGTAAAGAAGTTTTGTCTATGGTTGCTCAGCTAGTAGTATTGGCAGGAGCCATAGCTACCGCTGGTTTTTTAGCAGGAGCAACAGGAATACTCTGGACTAATAGTCTTGTTGCACAGGGAGTCATAACTGCGGTTGTAGGTATTGCAGGAAATATGTTAGTCAGTGTTTTGTTTCCTCCTCAGATTCCTACTACTGATGATGTATCTACTAAACCTACATTTTCAGGACAGAAAAATGTAGCTACACCATACAAACCAATTCCTAAAGTTTATGGGGAATATCGCTTTGCTCCTCCCCTAGCTGCTCAGTCTTATACTGATTTTGGGTTATCTAGTGTTGAGATTATAGACGGTAAATGGGTTATGGGGATGGAAGATAAATCTTACGGACAATTCATTGTAGGGTTGTTATGCCTTGGGTATGCTTCTTTAGAGATCGGTCAATGGATTATGGGACTTAGTGGTTCTACAGATGTAAAATCCATTAAGATGGTTTCGGATGAAGAGGGTGTGCTTACAGTTGTTAAGATATATAATGATGATACTATTCTTGATATTACTTCTCAATGGGATAGCCAAACAATAAAGATAGGTAACTCAGCTATTACTCTTTATAACTCCTGGGAAATAGAAATAGGATTTATGGAAAGTATTGACCTTTATAAGAATATTGTCAAACAAGAAAACTTTTCAGAAGAGTTTAGTAATTCAGCAAGTAACAGTGAGAACAGAGATTCAGTAACACTTGATGGAAGAACAATGTTTTCAACAGTTGCTTTATTTGACCCAGGTGACCCTGTGCCTACTGATTTATGGTGGCCACAAGTAGATGCGGGTGTACCTATAGAGTCATGGGCTGTTAGGTCTACTCAGTACGGAGTGCCTAATGTAAGAGTTGAGTTTGCTTTCTATACAGGGCTTAATCAATTATCGAAAGAAGGGCCAACGAGTTACATGGGAGTTGAAGTTTATGTGTATATAGCTCCTATAGGAACATTGGTTAGTTCAGAAGGAACCTGGGAATTTGTAACCAAGAAAACATTTTGGGATAATACTAAAGACCCGTTTCAAGAACACATAGAATTTAATATAGCAGATACTTCTCAGACTCCAGGAGAACAATATGATGTATTAATTTATCGTATAGGTACTTGGACTGAACAGAGTATTCCTTCTTGGTATAGAATTTATACTGATTTTAAATGGATATTCTTACGTTCCTTTGAACAGAATCCTCCTTTCCTTCTTGATAATGTTTTACTTATGTCTTATAAGATATTGGCTACTGACCAATTATCAGGAAGTTTAGATAATGTCAATATAATCACTAAAAGTTATTTACGATATTTAGATACTCCTTCAACATTCGCTTATAAGTTAACGGCTAATCCTGCATGGATATTTCTTGATGTATTAACAGGCATACAGAATGAATTTCCTATACCTGATAATAGATTAGATTTACAAGCTATATATGATTGGGGAGCATGGTGTGATGAGCAAGGAATAGAATACAACTGGGTAGAGTTACAACAGGAGACAATGTTTGAGCGTATGCGCTCTGTAGCTACAACTGGTTTTGCTAGTTGGAATATTGTAGAGGGCTTGTTTACTATAGTCAGAGATTTAGCAGGGCAAACCCCTATACAGATGTTAACTCAAAGAAACTCTGTCAACTTTAGTTCTGTTAAAAACTTTGGAGATGTTCCTCATGCTTTAAGAGTTAAATATATCAATCCTTTAAAATGGGAAGAGGATGATATTGTTGCTTATAATGATGAATATAATGCAGACGGTTCAGATGGCTTAGAAAAAGCTGTCATTATAAACGACCTTGAAACTAAAGGAGTTACATCACATGAGCAGGCTTACAGAGAAGGAAGATATCATTTAGCCTCTATGCTCTTACGCCCTGAAGTATTTACAATAGATTTAGATTTTGAAAACCTTACTTGCAACAGAGGAGATTTAGTCACTCTTTCTCATGATACTATTCTTGTAGGTATGAAGCCTGGAAGAATAAAAGCTATTAATGATATAGGAGGAGGACAAGTTACTATCACTTCTGATGAAGAGTTAGGTAATGATGGATTAGAGACATACGGAGTGACAATAAGGACAGAAGAGAATGAACAGTTATCCTCTGAAGTAACATTAGCACCAGGAATAAATATTACTGAATTTACTGCTACTATTGATGTAGCTAAAATTAATATAGGTGATTTGTTTATCTTTGGTGTCTATGGTTCTGTAGATGTCCGTTGTAAAGTAACACAAATAGAATATCATCAGAACTTAAGTGCTACATTAACTTTGGTAGATGAAGCTCCTTCTATATTGGATTCGCATACTGACCCTATACCTGAGTATGACCCTGGAACTACTAGTCCGTTAGATTTGACAAACCTAGTTCCTCCTGTGCCTGTGCTTATTGCTGTTAATAGTAACTCTGCAACTCTGATAAAAGACATAGACGGCAGTTTCAAGGCAAGCGTAACGGTAGTATATAGTTTAAATAGGTCAGGCGTTATAGTCGGTGCTGTAGAGTTAAGATATAAATCAATATATTCTTCTGGGCTAACCTATAAATATGTTAAGACAACTCCTGATAATACATTTATAAGATTAACAGATGTAAGTCCTGAAGATAGAGTAGAAGTCCAGGTAAGAAGTATATCTATTTACAATAAACCTTCTGCATGGTCTGATGCAACCACTGTATATGTAATAGGTAAAGAATATCCTCCAAGCGATGTTGAGAATTTTTCTGTATTTATGGAGGACAATAAACTTAAAGGAAGATGGACTCATATTTTAGATGCAGACAGAGATGAATATGAAATAAGAGTTAGTCCTGCATACGACCCAGGGAATCCTCCTGGCTTAGGTTGGGATAATTTAGATTTTCTTTGGAGAGGAAAAGCTAATGAAACAGATTTAGGTTTGTTAAATCCTCCTGGACATTATACATTTGGGATTAAAGCTATAGATACTTCCAATATTGAAAGTAGTAATATGGCTTCTACTGTGATAGAAATTAACTTTTCTGGTATAAGTGGATTGAAAGCTACAATAGATAAAGCTACTATGACTTTAACTTGGTCACTTATAAACAACACTTTTAAAGTAAATTATTACGAAATCTTTTCAAGCGATACAGATACATTTAGTGCATTGAACTTAAAGACATCAGTTAATACTACTGCGTACTCTAAACGAATAGAAAAAGCTCAAGATAGATATTGGTGGGTTAGGGCTGTAGATGATGCAGGGATAGAAGGTATTGAGTCTATTGTAGATGTTCCTATAAATCTGGCTTCGATTCTTACAGTGAAAGCTACTGTTCTTGACAATAATGTATTGTTACAATGGACAGAGGATGGTACGGGAACTATTGAAACATTAGGTTATAAAGTATTACGTGGTGATGTTTTTGTGTCCGCCACGGAGATAGGGTTTAGTTCTACCACATTTTCTAATATATTTGAGTTAGACGGAGGAGAAAAAACATATTGGATTGTTCCTGTTGATTTAGTAGGTAATGAGGGAACTGAAAAAAGTGTAATCGTAGAAGTAAATCAACCACCTAATTTTCAATTATTAGATTTACATGAGTCAGACTTTAAAGGTGGGACAGGAATTACAATAACTTCTGCTTATGTCGGAGTGTGGACAAATCTGTATAGGAAAACAACAGTAGCAGACGGTGATAATATTCTTTTGTTTGGGTCTCGTTTACAGTATGAACAAACAAGTTGGGATGGAGTATTTGAACCTGCTGGATTCGATTGGGCTAATACAGATGCTAAATCAACAGCAGGATATAGTCATTTCTTGACACCTTCTAAGGTCACAGCAGATGCAGTATATTATCAGGAACAAATAGATTATCAAGCAATTGTTGAAGCAGCTACTATATCTTTTGAATTTAATACTATGTTAATAACTGGGACAGGAACATATACAGTAACACCAAAAATAGAAACAAGTCCTGATAATTCTGTGTGGACTACATACGATAATACACAATCTATATTCACATCAAATTTTAGATATGTTCGATATAAGCTCACTATTGATTTAGCTAACGACAAACAAATTGTTCAAGTACAAGATTGGAAAGCTCGTCTTTTCGTACAAGAAAAACTTGATTCAGGATATATTGATAATATGAATCAGCTACTTGACGAAAGTGATTTTGCCAATCCTGTTAGTGCTTTGTCATTGGTTAAGTCGTCTAATTGTTTTGCAGACAGGAGTGGTGGTCCTCATGTTTCTTTTGACCTTATTGATGCTACAGATTACACAGTTGAATGGATAGGTATCATTCCAAAGATACCAACAGGTGGTGTTAGTGCTAAGTGGTATCTTCTTGCACAAGATTATGTATTTGGTTTAGGAGTTATTATTTCTGGAGGAAAATTATATCCTACATTTTATTGGAATGATGGTGGAGGAACAAACTTTTCTTCTGAGCAAGGAAGTCAAGAAGTGCCTGTTGGAGAGTTAGTTCATATTGCTTGGAAAGCCGACAGTGGTTCTGGTGATGGTTTGTTTTATGTTAATGGACAACCAGGAGGTATTATTGGAGATGTATCTATTGGTGACCCTGGAGGTGGAGGGGATTTAATCTTAGGCAAAAAGATGGACAGGGAAGATGATAATGCTAATGTTGATGTCTTAATGGACCTCATTACTGTTGAATTTAGAATATGGCCAGGATTAGGAGTTAGTGATGCAAACATTTTAGCTAACTATGATAAGCCATATACAGGAACCTTGCCATCCAATCTTACTTGTTATTACCGTTTCTTTACTGATGAACATTCAGCAGCTAAAACTTATTCTAGTGTGGATGGTAGTACTACATTAACTGTAACGACTGATGAGGATTATGTATGGGCTGGTGTATGGATTCCTATGGCAGACTTTCTTGATATTGATATTATTACATTAACAGTTGAAGGTACTGAATATCCAGGTGCGACAATGTTAGCTGATTATAAAGATATACCAAACCCGACAGGCTTTATGGTACATATGTTAGATATAGCCCCAGCCACTTGGGAGATAGTAGACGATGGTGGGGCTTTTACTTATTTTATAAAAGGAGTTTAGTATGGCTAATAATTGGTTAAAACCAGACGGTGTTTTAGATTATGATTCAGTATGGGATGAAGTCCAAGCAAGGGTTGATGCTTTAGCTGTAATGGATTTTACTTTGTTCACAGATACTAATTATCCTCCAGTAGGAACTATACGTTGGAATGCTGGGAATGCAATGTTTGAGAAACACACATCTACTCCAGGAACGTGGGAAGCATTATTATCTACTCAATGGGATTTAGATGCTAAAACAGTTGGAGGTAATTTACCTTCAGCTTTTGCTCCTGTAGGTCACGTAGGTTCTGTAGGAACAGGAGTTCATGGAGAAGCCAGTATAACCAATCCTGGTTTTATGTCTACATCTGATAAAACTAAATTAGATGATGCTACTTCTGCTAATTCAGCAAATAAATTACTCATTAGAGATGCTAATGGGAGAGCAAATGTTGAAGCTCCTATCTCTGGTGATAATATAGCAACGTATGGGTGGATTAATCCTACAAGGCTTGAAGTAATTAATGCTACTAGTGCTGATACTGGCTTTGCTATAATGAAAAGGGATAGTGCAGGAAGAGCAAGAGTGAAAGACCCTTCTGATGATTTGGACATAGTTAATCTCCAAACGTTAAATGCTAAAGGAGCAAGGTCACATTTACACTTTGGGCATAATGCTGCTCTTACAGCTGATTCTGGAGGAGATGCCTCAGAGATAGCACAGACAGTAGATGGGGCTGATAATACTTTAGGGTATAGAATGTTTAGAGCAGGAAATGTCACTGGGGTATCAGTACAATTTAGTGCTTCTGCTGTTGGACCTCCTGCTAACAGTGATTTAAAAGTAACTATGTTATTAAATGGGGCTGACAAAACTATGGTCTTAACAGTTAATTTAGATTCAGGAGCAGGAGTAGATAAAGGAGGATTCACTTTAACTAATCCTTTTGGATTTGTTGCTAATAATAAAATAGGTGTTAAGATAGAACTCATTTCAGATGCAGGAGGTATAGATGAAATCTCTGCATATGATATTGCTGTCTTAGTTGAGATAGAATCGTAACATAAATCCACTTCTTACTCCCCCAATATGTCAAGGACAGAGGCAAAATTTTGCTTGCTTTTGTCCTTTTTTATTTGTATAATTTATGCGATACGAGACAAACCGTATCAGTACTAAGCTCAGAGATTTGCTGAATTTTACGTACTGTCGTTTTATAAGCAATAGAGTCATGCCGTAAAAACGGGGTTCTTCAATAACGGCAAGGTCAGATTTAAAAGTAGCGACCAGAAGAAGTTGTATCTCATAACGAGATATTAATAGCTACACCAAAATGAAACAGTCATTTCATAAGTTTTGTTTCAGGTATCTATCTCTTTCATATGTTAATCATAGGGGGAGTTAAGATACCTTTCTCACATATCTTTCATGCAATTAAAAAAAGTAATTAAACGAGCAAAGCGAGTAAGGAGTCTATGGCAGAATCCAAAACTATAAGAGTTTACACTGATGGCAGTTGTGTACCTAATCCTGGGAATGGGGGTTGGGGATTTGTTTCATTAGGAGCTATACAATTGATACAATACGGAGGAGCTTTAACATCCACCAATAACAGAATGGAGTTTACAGCGGTGTTGAAGTTTTTGCAGGCGATTTCACATGAGGGCAAAAAGTATCAGGTCACGATAGTCTCTGATAGTAAGTATGTAGTAAACTCTATGAGCAAATGGGTTAGGGAATGGAAGAGACATAACTGGAGAGTAGGTATTAATAAAGGTATCAAGAACCTAGACCTTATAAAACAAATATATCAGCTTACACAGGAGCATGATGTTACGTTCAAATGGGTTAAGGCACATAGCGGTAACAGATACAATGAGTTAGCCGACAGCCTAGCTAACCAGGGCGCAAAGTATAATAAAGAACGGGCTGTAAGGGAGAAGGGGAGAGTGGAGTACGAAAAAACGAAGGTAGCCAGAGCATTAGGCTTGTATAGAGGGAGTTGATGTATAAACTATTTTCCTATGAAGCAAAAAAAGACTTGCATCTTAATTAATAATTTATTAACTTTATTTTATCGAGTTACCGAATTAAGTAACCAGTTATTAACCACTAACCAAAGGAGGCATAGCCTATGAAAAAATTAATGTTATTCGCCTTTATTTTATTTTCCTTTTTGGTAGTCTTTGCAGGAAGCTACCGAACAGGGAATGAGATAGGAGGTGAGCCCACATTGGGTGCAGTAATCACGGACCAAGAACAGAGCATAACTTTAGAAATGGTTCTGGAGCAGAGTCCAGCTGTTCAATTAGATGTAATGTCGATTGAGCAAAGCATAGCGAAAGCGGACAAATATGAAGATTATCCGTTTGCTACGAGTCAGGACAAGGCGACAATACATTACTTAGTGATGAGAAGTACGAGTGACCCGCCTACTGACAACTTTAACAGTAAGAAAATTATACTAATTAAAACCACAATAGCCATGGAAGGTAAACCGCTGGAGGGACTTTAAATCTCTTCAACGGAGTGTAAAAAGTATATTAATATCACAATAATGTGAGTTATTTTATGTAAGATTCAAAAGGGTTCAGAATTAGACGACTGAACCCTTTTTTATTTTCCTTTAAAAATCATTCTTGTATGCCTTTTCTTTATTCCTTATATTACAGTACCTTAGCGGGTATTGAGATTGGGTTATAAATTAGGAAGGGCGTAGTGATTATGCCCTTTCTTTTTGAGTAAAATTTAATTATAATTTATTAATTAATAGTTGCTTTTTAATAAATTATTAGTTATATTAGTTATAGATAAAGGGCTAGACCCAAAACAATTAACTAAATAAGGAGGCCATATGTCACACGACCTAGCAGTAAATGAGAAAACAGGAAAGGCAGCTTTTGTTCATTCTGAATACCAACCCGCTTGGCATGGATTAGGTATTAACTTTGGAAGACTGATGGACAAAGAAGAACTTCTGGAAATGTCTGGACTGGATTACGAAGTAGTCAAGAAGCCTTTGTATATGCACAGGAACTTGATTAGAGCAGACGGAGCTATCAAGAAAAGATACATGAGAGTTCCGAGAACCTTTGAAACAATCCGTACTGATACCGAACAGCATTTGGGAGTGGTAGGAGACAGATACGAACCTTATCAGAACGATAATGCTTTCAATATCTTTGAAGAGATTGTAACGGAAGGTTCTATGATTTATGAAAGTGCGGGAGTAATTAGTGACGGCAGGATTATGTGGGTGATGGGTAAGATGCCTGATTATGTAAAGGTAAAGGGAGACCCAATTGAAAAGTTCCTTCTCTTTACTAATTCGCATGATGGCACATCTCCTATCACAATAGCTTTAACCCCTATACGGGTAGTTTGTCATAATACTCTCAGGTTCGCTTTAGGATTTAGCGGGAGTTCATTAGTAAAAGTACGTCATACTAAAAACGCACAAGAAAGAGTGTCAGAAGCTCGCAGGGTATTGAAGATTACTTCTGAGTACTACCGACACGCTAAAGAATATTTCGGTGAGATGGCGGGCTTTAAAATGAATGCTAGTCTTATTAATAAGTACTTTAAACTTGTCCTGCCTGACCCTGTAGCAAAGGGCGGTGACACTGAGGCTATGGTAGCTCCTGCTAGAACGGAGAACACCAGGAAACAATTGGTAGATATATTTGAGACTTCGGAAACGATTAATGAAGTTAAAGCTACCAAAGGAACTTTGTACGGAGCCTACAATGCTGTCACAGAATATGTAGACCATTACAAGACTATCAGAGGTGACAGGGAAGATAGGTTTGAACATCTAATTATAAACCAAAGGAGTGGTTCTTCAACGTTGCGACAAAAAGCATTTGACGCATCTTTGAACATCTTAAACTAATGCAGAACACCAGCGCACTTGTACCAAGGGATATATATAACAGGTTAATGCCTTTCCAGAGACAGTTCTTGAGAAAGGCTTACCTGTTTGAAAAGAGAGTTCTATTGGCTGACGATATGGGTCTAGGTAAGACTATACAGTCATTAGCTTTCCTTTCTATGGATGATACTCATTACCCTGTACTTATTATTTGCCCAGTAACAGTTAAGTATATGTGGGAAGAAAAAATACATGAGTGGTTAGGGGATAACATCCAGGTACAAGTGATAAGCGGTAGAGAAATCACAGACATTTATGCTGAAGTAGTTATTATTAATTACGATGTTATCGCTGATACTAAAAAGAGGTTGGCTAGGGGAGATGCACTCATAAGAGCTTTAGCGCAGGGATGGAAGATAATCACAATTGTTACCAGAAAGAATAAGAGAAAGGTCATTAAGAAGGTTTTATCAAAAGAAGGATGGGGCAAACGTCTTGAAGAGTATAACTGGAGTACACTTATTTTAGATGAGAGTCATTATATAAAGAATAATACTTCTGAGAGAACTAAAGCTACGGTTCATTTGAGTAAAGGCATCTCTAATATTCTTGCATTGAGTGGAACACCTATTGAGAATAGACCTATAGAGATTTGGACAACAATCAATATGTTATACCCTGGGTTGTTTAAAAATCGTTGGTACTTTGCTAAAAGATATTGTGACTTAAAGCATGGGAAGTTTGGTTGGGATATGACTGGGTCTGCTAGAACAGACGAGTTACATCATATCTTAGTTAATAACTTAATGGTTCGTAGAAGGAAAAAAGAAGTGCTCAAAGAACTCCCCGATAAGGTAGTCACAGAAATTCCTATGGACATCACGACAAGAAGTGATTACGACTTTGCTAAATCCGATTTTCTCAATTGGATTAAGAAGAACAAACCTACCAAGAGCAAGAGATTGACGAGAGCATCGAGAGCCCAAGCATTAGCTCAGATAGAGTATTTAAAACAGATTATATTCAAAGGGAAGTTGCCTTATGTAATACAATGGATAGAGGATTTCCTTGCTTCTGGTGAGAAGTTAATAGTCTTTGCTATCCATACAGAATTTATTATTACTTTAGCTGAGCATTTTAAAGGTCGTTGTCTTGTGATAGACGGTTCTGTTAGTGCTTCTGAAAGAAGAGAGGTAGAGAAGGAATTTCAAACTAATAATAAATATCCTTTGTTTATAGGGCAGCTCAAAGCAGCAGGAGTGGGGATAACATTGACAGCCTCAGCTTATGTAGCTCATTTAGAGTTAGGTTGGAATCCAGCATTGCACGTACAAGGCAGTGATAGAGCGCATAGGATTTCACAAGAGAGACAAGTCAGTGTATATTATATATTAGGTAAAGATACAATTGAAGAACCTATACTTGAATTGTTAAAAAAGAAACAGGCGATTGTTGATAATATTATTGACGGAGGTTTACCCTCCGAAGAATTTGATATGTTGACTAACTTACTTAAGGAGGTATCATGAAAAAATTAGTTCTTTTTATATTGTTCTTAGCTGTTGTTAGTAGAGTTCAGGCCCAAGATGTTTACTCATATGAAGTAGATATTTTGCAGGGAGCAGTAAACAAGATTCAGATAGCTTACAGGACAGACGGTTGGAAGTATATTACTAATGATTATTCTTACAATGCTTGGGGGTGGCAGTCCAATGAGTATAAATCTTACTTCCCTTGGATAGAATATGAAGTAAGTTTTAAGTCAGGAGGAGGAAAGATTAAAGTAATCATTTATAAGAATGGTAGTCAGTGGAGATACCAATATTTAAGCGGTGGGTATATAAGCGGAAGATTGGACGGTTAGGGTGCAAGAGTATGATGAAGAAACACAAGTAAAAGAAATGGTTGTACATAAGGAGGTCCAAAAGTTTGTACAAGATATGTGGGAAAAGCATGGGATAACTATAAATCAATTTACAGCAGAGTGGGTGAATGTATTTACCCATAGGGAGAAAAGAAAGATAGCCACTTCCGTTAAATTAACAACCACTACAGATTGGAAGGTTTAATGTTTGATATACTTCGCTTTTGTAAGGATTATAATATAGACCAAACAACACAGCATCATCATTCATCTAAGGGTTGGGTTCAGATTAGAGAATGTCCGTACTGTAAATCGGATAATTATCATCTAGGTATGAATCCTAAGAAGAAGTCATTTAGTTGTTGGCATTGCGGAGGACATAAGTTTTTTGATACGTTGGAGTTGTTAGCAGGGTTGTCACGTGGTCAGTTAATGCCAGTTGTCTATTCATATGAGACAGATTTTTTACCTTCTTCTTTGACAGATGAAATAAGGAAAGCTAAATTTATTACTATCCCAGACCATGTAGGTAAGATAACTGATAGACATAAAACTTATCTTTTACAAAGGTTCTTTGACCCTGATGAAATAGAGTTTGTTTACGGTATATTAGGTTCTTCTCACTTAGCAGATGATATGTGGAAGAATAGAATTATCGTTCCTATTATGAGCAAAGGGAAGTTAGTAAATCTACAGGGCAGGGATATAACCAAACAAAAGAAACTCAGGTATTACTCTCTTCCAAATGAAGAATCCGTAATGGATTTAAAAGATACTCTTTACGGATTTGATAATGTTCCTGGGAGTAAGATAATTGTTGTTGAGGGAGTAACAGATGTGTGGCGGTTAGGGATGGGAGCAGTAGCTACCTATGGAACTAAATTTACTCATGCACAATTAAAGATGATGTTGTCTTTCGATGAAGTATATGTTTACTTCGATAACAATGATATATATGCACAGGAAATGGCTGACATATTATATAAAACTTTGTTAGGGTTTGGGAAGAAAACAGGGGTTATACGTGATGCAGAACACAAGGGTGACCCTGCTGATTTAACATCTAACCAAGCAAGAATGTTAATGAAGGAGTGGAGGATAGTATGATTTTTCCTAAAGATATACAGGATTTTTTAACAAAGAATTTTAAAACAGAATCTCATGAAATGATAGTTGCAAAAACTGTAGTTAATCATTTATTGCTTAACAGATTTTGTGAGTATAGTACTCCAGAATGGGGTACTCATCAAGATTTAATTGATAAGGATGAGCTTGTTTCGGAGTGCGGGATATTAACAGACAAACATATTCAATGGACTTATTGTCCGAATTGTATGAAGAAAGTGAGGATTGTATGAGTGGACCAATAGGACAGGTCACATTAATTGTTGCGAGAGCAATGAGAAATTGGACTCAAACGAAATTAGCAAAGAGGTCTGGTGTACCACAGGCTTATATTAGTATGTATGAGTCAGGAGAAAGAGACATCAGAAAGAAAGACCAAAGATTATCTATTGAAAAAGCCTTAAGGATGGTGGGGCGTATAACATGGTAAATGGATTAGGTTTGAGTATTCTTCTTAAAAGTAATTTAGTTGAGTACTGGAATAAATTTCCTTATGTAACGAAACACAAGAACTCAAAGAAGCAGACATACAAGAAAGCTCTCAAATATTTTAGTGCTATGCGTAAGGGTCAGATGCACAAGTATTTTGGGGAGAAATTTTACACTTGGTGTGAATGGAATGATGTAGATATAAGATTAATTACTAAGCCTCTAACTGATAAAGATATTATGAAAGGTATAGACCATCTTTCTCTTGTCTTTAATCCTGATTATTATCCTATGGACAAAACTAATTTAGGGGCATTGCATAAATTGATTTATGACCCTTATTACGATAATTCTTGGTTCTTTCTTTATTTTCATAAGCCTCCTCCTATGAAATACGAAGTAAGGAAACGACAAGCCATAGAAAAGTTATCAGTATCTATGCAACAAAAAGTTATATATGTTCAAGGTAATCTTGATGCCTGTAGGGGTATAGATATTGAAGACACTTCTCGCATAGTAATACTTATTCAGAAAATAAGAGAATTTTATAAAGAGAAAAAAGATTTAATTGATTATAATTTATGTCCGAATTATTTTACATTCCTTGATATGTATATAGATTTTGTCTTTTCTGAGTATAAAGGATGGGGAAAATTAACTGCATCTTTAATGTATCCAGGTAAGACTATCTTCAAGAGGTTTCTAAAGCATTACGAGAAACAGACAAAAGTGGATTTAAACAAGACATAGCAGGGCATAGCTCCTGTAATGAGATGCTCTCCTCATCGCTTATATGCGGTCGTTTTTACTCTAAAATAAAGGAAAATAGGCTAATATGCAGAACGAGTATATTGAACGAAGATTAACACTTTCTATGATAAGGAACACTTCTTTTATAAAAAGAATTAGACCCAGGTATAAATCTAGTTTTATACAGGATAGTTTTTCAAAGGTAGTAGTAGGTTGGTGCATGGAACATTACAAGCTATATAAAGAAGCACCGAAAGCTGACATTCTTTTATATTATGATAGATGGGCTAAGAAATTAGGTGAAGATGATGACCGTGTAGAGCTTGTCGGTGATTTGTTATATAGCTATGAAAAAGAATACGAAAAATTTGATAATATAAATGTGGATTATGTAGTTAAGGAATCGTTTGATTACTTCCATAGACGAGAGATTGAACAATTAAGAGATGATTTAAAAGTTGCTTTAGATAATGACAAGCAAGAGAATTGTGAAAAGATAGTAAACGAATTTAAACATAAACAAAAAGAAGTGGAAGCACGGAGAGATATATTTAATGACCCTGATGCTGTACGTAGAGCTTTTGAGTCTGTAACAGAACCTTTAATAAGATTCCCAGGAGCCTATGGTAGAATGGTTAATCCTCATTTGATTAAAGGGGGGTTTGTAGGAGTAATGGGAGCTGAGAAATCGGGAAAGACTTGGCACTTGATGAACATGGCTTTTACAGGGTGGAGGCAGGGAAATAATGTAGCTTACTTTGAGGCAGGGGATTTAACCAGAGAACAATTTATAAGGCGTATGGGTGTATATTTTACAAGAGGAAACTATGACCTTCAGTATACAGGACAACAGAAGAAACCTATCATAGATTGTATTGCTAACCAACAGAATTTTTGTAAGTTAGCTTGTAAGATTAATGATGTAGACATAATAGATGACGAAGATGCAGGAACATTATTTGAGTACAAGCAAGCAAAAGAAATGGGGTATCAAACTTGTGATGTATGTAGAAAGAATAAAGATTTTGAAAATTTTAAACCTACGTATTGGTATGAAGATGTAGATGTCCCAGAGATAGGTTGGATGGAAGCATACGATAAAATGAAGTTTTGGAATAACAAATTGACAAGAGGAAAGAAATTCAAAGTAGAACATTATTCCAATGGGACTTTAACTCTTAATGAAATGGAATCGAAGTTACAGCATTGGAAAGATACTGAAAATTTTATTCCTGAGATAATTGTGATAGATTATATAGATATTATGGACCATGTACCGCCTACAGGAGGACAGTTGAGAGATGGTATTAATGCTTCTTGGATGGGTACTAGACGATTCTCGCAAGACTGGGATTCATTAGTAATAGCAGGAACACAAACCAATGCAGAAAGTTATGATAAACAGTTATTAGATAGGTCTAATTTTTCAGAGGATAAAAGGAAGTACAGTCATGTGACAGCTATGTTAGGGATTAATCAAACAGAGAAAGAAAAAGAGAAATCTGTGATGCGTTGGAATGTAATATTAGTCAGAGAAGGGGCTAGTTCCTTGACAAAATATGTGACTGTGCTTCAGTTCTTACCTGCGGGGAGGGCTTTTACTGATAGTTTTTAATTTAAAAATTTATTAAATGATGCTTGTTTGTTAAAATAATTAAGTGTATATTTATCTAAATATAATTTATTAAATAAAGGAGTGCCCATGCCAGAAGAACCAAAGATGCTTATTGTGACTAATCAATTATTACAGAAGGTTATTACTGACGAAGTTTTTGCACGCAATATGGAAGTTATGACTTATAATGAAGATGGTACTCGTATTGTTTTAATAAGGACAATATATAATTCAGGAATTTTTCAGAAAGGGAAACAAAAGTTTATTGATGAAATAGAAAAAGTAATGAAAGGTTTAAGAGTACGTATAACGGATAATCAAATTATTTGTTTAGATGAGCCGTATATATTTGAATTGTTACCTAAAATTAAAGGGAGAACTTTATGGGAAAAGATTCGTTTGATTTTCGGGAAGAAATAAAAATTGACCCCGATATGCTTGATGTTGAATGGCTTAATCAACCTCAGCTTTTCTTAAAGTATGCTGAGGAATTAGAAAGACAAAAAATAGAATTGGCTCACGTTGTAAGGAATAAAGATATAGTGATGGCTGATTTGGGGTTGTCCGTAAGAGCTACACCTGTTGAGTATATAGGCAAGGGTGTTAAGATAACTGAAAAGGTTATTGAGAGTGTCATTATAACACATCCAGAATATCGAGAGGCTGAGGGGGAAGTACGGACAGTACAGGAAAGTGTAGAAATGTTGAAAGTTGCTTTACGGGCTTTTGAACAAAGGAAAGATGCTTTGTCCCATCTAGTTAAACTCCACGGACAAAAATATTTTGCTGCTCCAGAGAGTGATGAAACATTAGGCTCTAGGAATGACCTTCAAAAAGAAAAAGATGATAGAGTGAAAGAAAAAATCAAGCGTAGAACACGCAGAAAGAGAGATGAATAATGAGTAAAAAACGCAGCTCAATGAGAGATCGCATACGTCAGAAAGCACAGAAAGATGCGAGAGGTTCAGGATTTGCTAGTCATCTTATCCTTCCTAAAGGTATTAAGATACTTGATATCGAAGCAGGAACAAAGGAATTGGATTTCTTAATGTATGAAGTCCAAGTTAATAACCACCCTGATGCAGAGAAGGGTGAACTTTGGTGGGATAGGGAGTATGGCTTACACAGGTACATGGGTGTCAAGAAACAGGATATTGTTTGCCCACGGTCGATAGGGAAAAAGTGTCCTATTTGTGAAGAACGGGATGAGCTTGCCAAAGAATATAAGAAAAATAAGATTATTGTAGGTAAGTTGAAAGCTCAGGCAAAACAGTTGTTTAATGTTATGCTTAAAGGTGATGACACTATCTATTTGTTTGATTATTCTAAAGCAAGTTTTGGTAAAGTGCTTTCAGATGAATTAGATATAGTAGATGAAGAATTTGCTGCTTTTCCTGAATTGGAAGAAGGATATACTGTTACGGTTAGATTTAAAGAAGAGAAATTTGATGGTAATCCTTATTTCGTTGCTGATAGAATAGACTTCAAAGAAAGAGATGATATAGACGAAGAAATTCTTGATGATGTGTATGACCTTGATGCCTTACTTGAGATATTATCTTATGAGCAGATAGAAAAGGTTTTTCATGAGATTGAAGATGAAGAAGAAGAGCCTGAGTCACGGAAAAGGAAACGTGACCCTCGTAAGCGTGGGGAGACAGCTGATAAGGTGAAAGAAGAAGAGAAAGAAGAAGAACCTGAGGATGAGCCTGAGGAGAAAGAAGAGAAACCACCGAAGAGAGACAGGAGTTCAAGAAGGAACAGGAAAGAGAAAGAAGAAGAACCTGAGGAGAAAGAAGAAGAAGAAGAGACTGAAGAAGAAGAGAAACCTCCCAAGAGGGATAGGTCGTCCAGACGTAACAGGAAAGAGAAAGAAGATGAACCTAAGAAAGATAAAAAAGGAAAATCTTTGCTTTCTCATCCTGAATGTCCTGAAGATGGAGAGTTTGCGAAAGACTTTGAGTCTTTCCCTAATGCTTGTCCTGATTGTGAATTTTGGGTAGAATGTGGTAATGCGTTCGACGAACTTGATTAAGGAAATAAGGGAAGTTATGAAAGAGAAATCTCAAACAAAGGGGTCCACTGGTTGGACCCCTATTCCCTCTGGTGTATCTATGTTTGACATAGCTTGCACGGATAATGGTAGAGGAGCATTTAAACCAGGAACTGTAGTCAATATAGTCGGAGATAGTCACACAGGAAAAACAATTTTAGCTTTGACAGTATTAGCTACAGTAGCAAATATTGAGAATTATAATGATTATGAACTTATCTATGATGATGTGGAAGCCGCTAATTCTTTTGATATGGAATATCTATTTGGGGAAGTAGGTAGTGAAAGAATACGCCCGCCATATTATTTAGATGAAGAAGCTGTATATTCTAACACAGTTCAAAATTTAATAACTAATGTAAATCGGTTACTCAAAGTAGGTAAACCTTTTATATATATTTTAGATTCCTTGGATGCTTTAACTTCTGATGAAGAGATTGCTCGTCAGGATAAATTTTTGAAAGCGGTAGATGCAGGGAAAGAAGCTGACCTGGGGGCTAGTTACAAGGCTGAAAAAGCTAAGTACATGAGTGAATTTTTTCGTAAGACTAAACGAGAATTTGAGGAGTCAGGTAATTTATTAGTAATAATTTCTCAGACAAGAGATAAGATAGGGGCAGGCCCATTTGAGCCTAAGAAGTATAGGACAGGAGGGGCAGCTCTTGATTTCTATTGTTCTATAATAATCTGGTTAGCTTTTCTGGGAGGGATTAAAAATGAAAAGTGGAAGCGGGTTGTAGGTAGTAGTGTCAGAGCAAAGATAACGAAAAATAAATACACAGGAAAGAAGCGAAGTTTTGAATTTAATATTTATAATGATTTAGGGATAGATGATATAGGTTCTATGATTGATTTTCTTGTGCTAGATAAGTATTGGAAGAAAACAGGGAGAACAATCAAAGCTCTCGGATTAGATGTAGAAATGACAAGAGCAAAGCTCATAGAACATATAGAAGAAAATAATCTTGAACGAAAAGTAAAACGTTTTTGTCAGAAATTGTGGAGAGAAATTGAGGGTGACCTTAAATTAGATAGAAAGAAAAGATTTGAACAATAAGGAGGCCAATATGCTAGTAGAATTCAAAGATAGTAGAGTTACAATTTTGTGTGCTGAAGAACCTGCCTGGATAACAATTCGAACAAAAGAATTTGAGATGAATTGCGGTTATGGAGAAGTCAAATCTCTTAAGAACGGATTTATTGATATTAAAACTCGTGACGATAAGCGGTATAGTTTAAGAGTTAAAGGTGACAACATCAAGATAGTTCGTAAGGATGAACGTACTGACATAAATTTTGGGAGAAGTTAAATGGGGAAGAGTTTAAAAGGTGGTGAGTTCGAGAGAGAGATTTCAAAACAATTATCTCTTTGGTGGACAGAAGATTTGAGAGATGATATATTTTGGAGGACTTCTCAATCAGGAGGTAGGGCTACCCAACGACAAAAGTCAGGCAAGTCTACGGCAGGGAGCTATGGAGATTTAACATTCATAGATGATGATGGAAAACCTTTTATTGATTACTTTTTACTTGAGCTTAAGCGGGGGTACACAAAAGATATTGAGTTGTTAAGTTTTGTTGATTACAAATCTTTGTCGGTAGTGTTCAAATGGTTAGAGAAAGCAGAAGGTGAAAAGAGATACGCTAAACGTCAGTCTGTTATGCTTATTGTCAGAAGGAATAGGAAAGAAACCTTTGTTATATTTCCTTGGAGTGATTACGGGAAAGCTGTACGTACATTTGGACAGAACAAAGGCAGGGTAATGATGCTCAGAGATGCAGGAAATACATCTATCCATTATGCTGTCATGAATTTTGAAAATTTATTAAACTGGTGGAATCACATTCCGTTTAGAACAGGAGAGTGGATAGATGATTGATAAGCTAACGATTAAAAACTTTGAATCCCACAAACGAACTACATTAGAATTTGAAGATGGGATTAATGTTATAGTAGGACAAAGTGACACAGGTAAGTCCTCTGTTTTACGAGCGTTGTATTGGTTGTTTTTTAATAAGCCATCAGGCGATTCTTACAGGAGTTCATGGGGAGGAACAACGTCTGTTACTGCTACAGTTGGTGAACATGAAATCACTAGGTTAAAAAGTGACAAAGAAAATTTATATATAATAAACGGTGAGGAAATCTCGTCTTTCGGGCAAGGTGTTCCAGAAGTTCTAACCTCCATCTTGTCCATCCAAGATATTAACATCCAAAAGCAGATGGACTCACCGTTTTTATTATCTATGAAACCAGGAGATAGGGCGAAGTTTTTAAACAAGATTGTTGATTTGTCTCGTATAGATGAATATGTTAAAGAGATAAACTCACGAGTTAGAGAAACAAAATCTTCAATTGTTTTTTATGAGAAAGAAAAGGACCAATTTAAAGGTCAATTAAAAACATTTCAAGGGTTAGGAGATATTGAAGATTCTATTGGTGAGCTAAAGATTAATTATGAGAAGAAAAATAAAATAGTAAACAAGTCAATACAACTTGCGAATATTTTTGAAGATGTAGAATGTTTACTTGAAGATATAGATGTTTATGAAGATATAGATAAATTAGATGATGTCTTAACTGCTTTGTATAAAAATGTGACAGAAAAAAACAGGCTTTATGAAGAGCAACAGCAGATGAAATATTTAGCTGTACAATTGTCTGATTATAGTAAACAGTTTAAGTATCTTTCAGATGTTATAGCTCAAACAAAGTCTATTAAACCAATAGAAGAAAGTATTGAAAAAGTTAAAGTCTTGCGTCAAGAAGAAGCAGACCTTTCAATACTGAAGAAAAAGTTAATAGCTTTACAACAGGAGAAACGTTCAGCTGCAAAAGAATTAAAAGAGTCTCAAGAAAATTATGATGAAATTTTTAGTAAATTGAGGTTTTGTCCTGTATGTAAATCACGGATAAGGAAAGGACATAATCATGAGTAAACTTATTTTTATAGGTGATGTACATTTAGGAGAGAAAGCTCCCAGGTCTAGGGGAGGAGATTGGTTAGAGATACAAGCAAGTAAACTTGATTTTCTTAATTCTTTCTCTATGGAACATGATGCAGAAATTTTTTGTGCAGGAGATTTGTTTGACACAGTAAGAAATTCTAATTATTATTATGCGTGGTTGATGAAATGGATTCCTTTTATGAAAGTTGTTCCTGGGAATCATGACCTTCCAGGAAATAATATGAAGTTTATTGAATCATCTCCTCTTAATGTGTTAGCTGCTGCTGGTAAGATAGAGATATTCAGTGAGGCTAAATTTTTTCCTAAATATTATACCACTATATACCCTATCCCTTGGAAGGGAGAGATACAAGAAGCACAGAAAGAATCAAAGCGTCTTAAGGATATCAATAACATAGCTATAATGCACGCCCCTGTATACGAAAATCAGCCTCCTCCGTGGCATCAAACAGCCTTCTCTGCTAAAGAAATACGTAAGATGTATCCAGATATGGACTTAATAGTTTGTTCGGATATTCATACTCCTTTTGTTGATAGTAAACAGAAGCCTGTAATTTTGAATACTGGGCCTATTATGAGAACAGATTACGGTGAGCATAAATTACATTCTCTTATCTGGCTTTACGATACGGAAACACAAGAGTTGTCATCACATCAAATAGATGTTGAAGCTGAATGGACTACTGAAGCATTAGAACAGGAACATGAACATACAGAACGAATGGAAAAATTTGTAGATAAATTTGATGCAGATATTGATGTGTCTATAGATTATGATATTGTATTAGCTAATATAATTAAACAGAATGATGTGAAAGAAGAAGTTAAAGAAGAGATAGATGATGTCATAAAAACAGTAGGAGGTTAGTATGAGCTATGAAGATAAGTTATTTGGAGTAAGAGAACGAGTCAGTAAAGCTAAATCTGAGAGAGATAGCATTGAAGGGCAGCTTAAGCAATTGAATATAACTCTTAAAGAGAAGTTTAATTGCAGAGGTCTTGATGATGTAAGATTGAAAATGAAAAAATATGATAAAGAAATTATTTCTCTTGAAGATTCTATTGATAAGGATTTAGATTTAATTGAACTTCAATTAGAGAAGATAGAGAAGAAGCAATGACAGAAATAGAATCGTTATTTACTAGATATGATAGTCTCATAGTTAAAAGAGATTTTTCTAAACAAAAATTAAGAGAAATGAAAAAAAATATTCTTCATGGGGAGAATAAGATTGAAAATTTATATGAGGCGCAGTATATTCTACAAGAAGCAGCCACGTTAGTACAAAATGAAATGATATTACATATCACTGAAATATCTAATCTTTGTTTGTCTGCTATATTCGATGACCCTTATACTGTAGAGATAGATTTTCAAACAAAGAGAAACCAGAGTGAGGCTTATATATATTTGAGGAGAGGAGAGATGTATCTTGAACCTATGAATTCTGTAGGGGGAGGAGTTGTTGATGTTGTTTCGTTTGCCTTACGCTTATCTCTTTGGAGTCTCAATAAAGATAAGTCAGCACCGATACTTTTTTTCGATGAACCCTTTAAGAACTTGAGTCGGAACCTACAGGAGAGTACGCAAAAAATTCTTGAGAAAGTCTGTCTCAAATTGAGGTTACAATTAGTAATGGTTACTCACGTAACTGCATTTATAGGGAATGTAGATAACGTGATTAAATTAAAGAAAAACGGAAGCAGAACCAAGGAGGAGAAATGAGATGGGAATTGAAGATAATTTTATGTGGCCTGTAGACGATAGACCAGAAGAAGGAGAATATGATAAGATGAGAGAATCAGTTGTTTTAATAAGCGGTGGACAGGATTCTGTTACCACGTTGTTAGTAGCTATGAAAGAAACGATTGTAAGATTTTTAATATTTGTTGATTATGGACAAAGACATAAGGTAGAAAAAGAAATGGTAGATATGTGGGCACAGAAGTTCAGCATACCTATTCTTGAGGTTCCTTTCGATTTTCTTTCACAAGTGCCGTCTGGATTAACAGAACCTTCAGCGGACATAGAAGGTAGTCACCCTATATTTCCAAATCTTCCTGTATCTTTTGTTCCAGGCAGGAATTTATTCTTTTATCTGATAGCAGGAACGATAGCAAGATTGAATGGAATAGATATTGTATATACAGGAGTATGTGAGACTGATTATTCTGGTTATCCTGATTGTAGAAAAAATGTTGTGTCTGCAATGACACATACAATTAGAGAAGGTCTTGATTCTTCAAATTTTATTATTAAAACTCCTCTAATGTATTTATCCAAAGCACAGACATTTAAACTTGCTGATGATTTAGGTTATCTTCAAGATATTATAGAAGATACTCATACTTGTTATGTAGGGGATAGAACCAAAAGACATGATTGGGGGTATGGTTGCGGGAGTTGTCCAGCCTGTAAGATAAGAGCAAACGGCTACAAAGAATTTCTTGAGTTAAAATAAGTGTTGTTTCTTAAATTATAATTTATTAAATTATTTCTATACAAAAGGAGGCTAAGTGTCATTATATAACAAATACAGACCTATAGATTTTGAAGATATGATAGGGAATACTGCTACTATTAAATCTTTACAGAAGATATTCACAAGGGATAGAGCAGAAATTCCTCAATCGTTTTTGTTTACAGGACCAAGTGGTTGCGGTAAGACTACTCTGGCTAAGATAGTTAAAGATGAGTTAGGTTGCGGTGACCGTGATTTTATTGAGATGGATACGGCAGATGACAGAGGTATAGAGGCTATACGTAAAATCAGAAGGAATGTAGGCATGAAGCCTATTTCTGGAGATGTACGGGTTTGGTTTTTAGACGAATGTCATATGCTTACTACAGAGGCTGAAAATGCTTTACTTAAGACATTAGAATCAGCACCGTCTCATGTTTATTTTATATTGGCTACTACCAATCCTGAGAAGCTGTTAGAAACAACCAGGAATAGGTGTGTCACTTATGTAGTAGATTTTTTAAATGAAGATGAAATTAAAATGCTTGTTAAAACTATTTCTCGTAAGGAGAGGTCAAGACCGTTTCCTGAAGTATTAGATATTATTGCTAGTGATTCTTTAGGTTCCCCACGGGCAGCTTTGACAATGTTAGAAAAAACAATAGGTTTGAATAAAGACGATGCTGTGGAAATGGCAAGGAGGGTAGCAGAGGAACAAAATTCAGTAATAGAATTATGTAGGGCATTAATAGCTATGAAAAAATGGGAAGTGATAGCTAGACTTATAACTAATTTAACAGATGACCCTGAGTCTTCTCGTAGGGCTATTTTAGGATATATGTCAAAGGTATTATTGAATGCTAAGACTAAAGCAGCTGAAGGCAGAGCTTATTTAATAATGGATGCCTTTACTCCTTCATTATATTATGTAGGAAAACCTGGGTTGGTTAAAGCAGCCTATGAAGCATTATACACAACAGAAACTTAAAAGGAGTATTATCATGAGAGAACAGGTAACAGTAACAAAGAAATTTGAAGTAAGTTATGGTCATATATTACCGAACTATAACGGGAAGTGTGGTAGAGAGCATGGGCACAACGCAGTAATAGAAGTTACTTTTGGTCCTCCGCTAGATTATCAAGCCTATCCTGGGATTATAATAGATTTCGGTGATATTAAAACTCACGTGGGGAGTATTTTAAATCAGTTTATAGACCATCATAATCTTAATTCTGCGGAGCATATTTTACAAGATGAAGATGCTAAAGCAGCTTTTGAAATGGAAGATATTCATACTCGTAGGATAGAGATTCTTGATGATACTCCTGTAGGAGTACCAGGTACTGGTCAGATATTCTGGTCTACTACTGCTGAGAATATGTGTGTTTTCCTTGTCCGTAAGATTTTGAAGAGTGCTATCGGTGACGGACTTATTAAAATAAGGGTTTGGGAAACCAGTAACAGTTATGCAGAGTTGGTGGTGCCTAGATGACAAAAACTCCTATAGTGAATAAAAAGGATAATCCAGAATTTTTTGACCTATTAGATTCTTTTATAGAGTTGTTGGAAAATCAGGCTTCAGCAGAGAAAGAAGTGAATAAAGCTAGAGAGATGTATCATGAGCTCATAAAACAATATAATGAAGCTGTTAATAATATGAAAATTATTAATGAATCTGTTAGGTTAGGAGTTCAAGAATTGTTTCCTGAATTAGAGTCAGCTTTATTTCTTCTACATAAAACATCTGACACAGAAGTTGAAGTAAGGGTTGTTGACGTTCATTCTTTTTTAGCGAATAAGGGGTTAGTATGGAACTCAAATTAAATATTTATAGTATCTTTCCTACACTTAATGGAGAGATAGGTATTATTCAAGGTATGCCTACATTGTTCATTCGATTAGCAGGGTGTCATTTACGATGCGATTGGTGTGATACCCCCTATGCTTTAGAAGGGAAAACGGGGAAACTTCAATATGTAGACCATATCGTTAATAGTATACATGGACACAAGTTAAATAATATTGTGATAACGGGAGGGGAGCCTTTACTTCAGCAAAGGGGTTTAGCAGGACTGATTAAACAATTGAGAGATTCCCGTCCCAAAGGACAGTACACTATAGCCATAGAGACAAGCGGTTCGATTAAAGTGTTTGAACCTATGGAAGTAGATTATTGGGTTTTCGATTTCAAATTAAAAGGTTCGGGTATGCGAGATATGATGCTTGACCCTGTAGATATAATGAACTCTATTCGGAATTTACAGCCTTTGGATAAGAAGTTAATCGTTAAATTTGTTATTGCGAATAAAGATGACTGGGATGAGATGGTTGTTGTACGAGATAGGTTTATCAATAATGTAGGAAAGATATTAGGTTCTTATTCAGATGTCATACATTTTGCTGTCAGTCCTGTGTATGGGGAAATGGATATGAAAGTTTTAGCAGAGTGGATTATGGCCGACCAGTACAGAAATGCGACATCTTTGAATCTACAGATACACAAATACGTTTGGCCTGAGGGAGAAGTAGAAAAATGATTGTTGATATACCTAAAGTAAGAAAAGGTATTTTAGAAGCACTTGAAGTTTTGAGTACTGATAATCTTAATCGCCCTGGTCTTAAACGTGACAATCGAACTAAATGTATTGACAGTATCATAAAAGTTATCGAAAAATATTGGAGGTTTAAGGGTGAGAAAATTCTTTAAGTTGTTGTTCCCCAAAAAAGACCGAATGTCAGACCCTTTTATTATTGACACGAAACGTTTTGATATAGTAACTATTTGTCAATCGGTTGATATGCAAAAATTTCCTGGTGCTCCAGAAGGTATAGTTGAAGGAGTTATAATGGTAGAAATGATCACACAACTTAAAGAACATACTGCTTTTATAGATATCACAATGCACGATGGAACAAAAATTAAAGAAGGTATCATAAAAGTTTTAAAAGAAAATTACGTTAGGGTTTTTAACAGGAATAGTTTCATTGGCTGTTGTTGTTTTTCGTTTCGCTATGAAGCAAAGCAAGAAAAATGAGGAGGAGTCACTTGGAAAGCCGAATTAAAGATATTATTGAATATATTGACCCTTCTCCTGGGAGAGAAGGTTTAGTTGAAACTCCAGGGAGAGTAATAAGAAGTTGGAGAGAAATTTATTCTGGATATGATGTAGACCCAGGAGATATTTTAACAACTTTTGATGCAGAGAAGTACGACCAAATGATTGTGTTAAGGGATATAGAATTGTACTCTATGTGTGAGCATCATATGTTACCTTTTATAGGTAAGGCTCATGTTGCTTATATCCCT